TGTGTTGTACCCATCTGGGCTTGCACTTGTGGTGCTGGTGCCACCGCTGCCTGTTGTGGAGCTACCCATTGAGGTGTTGTCGCCACCACTGGCTGCTGTGCTGCTGTTTGTGAAACTGGAGCCCCGTAGCTGGGTTGTGGGGTCGCTGATGGTTGGGGTGCCGATTGGGTCGGCATTGCGGTATCTGCCTGCATAAGTTACTTCCTTCTGGAGTGATTCGAGTGTTCTATATAAGAAAGGGGTGAGATCAAGTCTCGGATCTGCAGCCATTGGAATATCCGGTTGCTGCGGATGTGGAGTTCTCATTTCTTGATTTATTAGATCGAGGAATTGAGAATAAGCCCTTTGTACTTGTCCTACCATTCTGAATGGAAATCCCGATAACATACCGGCAACTTCATCATCAGTTTTTGATGGAAATAAGTACTTCAGTGCTTCTATGCTATCAACACCTAATTCTTGTAGGTTTCTACAAAATATAGATTGCTGAACTTTATCCTGTGCAGTATCTTCATACACAGGACCCATCCATCTCCACTCTACAGTTCTCTCACCATCTGGTACTAATCCATGAACATTAGCAGGAACTTCTTTTGTCTCTCTTGCAACATCAATTGCTTTCTGTAATTTCTTTTCATACGTAGCTTTTTGTTTCTCATATTTCTCCATAGATTCAGGAGTATCATCTAAAAGCTCAGGATATTTAATACCAGATGCTTCTGCTAATGTCTGACGGAATATCTGTTCTTCTTGGAAGATCATTAACTCAAAACATTTACAGATTCCATATTCATATATCTGTAAACATTTCTTTCTAGCAGTAGCACTTACTCTTCCATATTGAGATTTAATCTCTGTAGCAGTTACATTACTAATTGATATATCATCAATACCACCTAAAGCTAATCTTATTTCATTTCTTAGTTGTCCGACATATCTGGATTGATCTGTACTTACTGCATTAGGAGTAATAAATCCAACACGATCTGAAGGTTCTAAGTTAGCAATGACTCTAGGAACTCTCATACCTGATCCTGGACTACCAATATATCCAGCTGGATTTCTTGTTACAGGATCTTGTTTGTATGTAGATGTAAGTGTACTTAGATCAGAAGTAAATCCAGATTGACTTGAAATACTTGGTCTTTGTGGTGGAGCATCTTTACCACTCTCAACAATATCCTGTTTAGGACGTGAAGATAATAAAGTTGGATTACCAAAGAATGAAAGATTAGCTCTGATATTTTTAACCATTTCATCATGAGCAACAATCTGATTAGCTATCCAATCAAATTCACCACTACCATCAGTACCAAAAGCGTCAGGATTATTAAATACCTCAACACAAGGAATAAATCTCATTGTGTTATCTAATGTCTTTTTATTTATAGTTGTAAACTCAGTTGGATTATCAAAACTTAATTCCTGTTCACTATGTGTTTCTTCAATAGTTTCTGCTGTAATGCGAAGACGCATATATCTTTTATCAGTATTCAAACCAACTTGAGCTCCACCAAAACCTTTATTAGATTTAACTTTATATGGATAGATAACTATTACTTCTTCTAACTCTCCTTCTGGAGAATAGAAAGTTCTATATGAATCTTTATCAAACCAATAAAGTCTGTATGTTTTTTGAGTAGGACGAATATAAAATAATCCTTTTCCTAAAGCTAAGAAGTGATCCCATATAGAATCTAACCTTGCATCAAGCTGATTAAACTTGATTACCTGTTGTATAAAATCATATCTTTGTGATCCGAAGTTATCTTGTCCAGGATAGAACTCAACACCTTGACGGATACCAAACATCTTCATCTGTGCTAGATGAGCATGAATAAGCATGGTATCAGTAGCACCACCAGTCGCATCACGACTTATAGCTGCTTTGAGCATTGCTTCAAAAGTAGAGTTAGTTTGATTCATCTAGTCACTTTTTATTATTTTATTACGCATCAATCTCATAGCCAGCTGCTATTCGTTTAAACGTGATGTTTTCATCGTCAGCTTCAATATCGAAGCGTTCTCCAGGTTGAAGACCTAGATCGTGACATACTTCATCAGGAAGGTTGAATATGGCAGAACCATAAGCGTCTTGCTCTAGTTCAATACCTTTATAGAAAAAATTGGCTACCATGTTAGATACTCTTAATAGTCTAATTCGTCAATACTCTAACTCTAGTTTTCCTCTGGACATTAATCCATTGCATAACCAGACCAGTGCATCAACACAATCATCATGGGAACTGACCCCGAAATTGACGATCTCATCTGTTAATGCTTGGAATTTACGATATTTATTAAATAATATCTTATGTTGCTCAAATAAGCCCATAATTCCTCTGAATCTAGCAACTTTATCTCCTCTGAATCCTTTTACCGGATGCCAGAGTAAATTGTAGAGTCCCTGTTCTTCTAAACATATACGTTTGAAATCAGCTTCTAATGATGCCTGATACGCTACAGCTTCAGACCAGATGTCTACACTACTACCAGTTGGAAAATATTTATCTTGATCTTTATGAACTATTCCCCATTCCATCATCATCTCCATAATGGCTTCCAGTTTTTCTACATTACCCATTATCCTTAATCGTTTACAGTCAATAATGTAAATCTTATCTCCCACTCTTCCACCCATTACAAAAACTGTATAATCATTACGTTCTCTAATACCAGCTGATAAATCAACTCCCACACCTAAACAATCAAACTGTGTTGGTATCTGACCTTTAATTATTAGATCAGGTGAGACAGACATGTCACTTGTTCTTACCACTTGATTCTGATATTGAAAACTAAAACTTATTGGTGATTGTCTTCTACGATCATTAAGATATTCAAGTGACCACATCTCTGGCCAGTATGATTTTTCATCACCATGTTCATCAACAGTAACTGCTGATTGAATTATCTGTATCCAATCATTGTCGGGAATAAAAGTAGTCTGGTGTATATCGTCATGTCTAAATCTTGTACCAAGACATATAGCTCTACCACCTTCAAACATAGTTGGAACAATAACTGAGTTCCAGTTATCTTCCATAGCTACACGAATGTCTCTGTTCTTAATATCATCAGCTGATTTTATAGCATCATCAATGATACATAGATGTGAACGCTTTGATGTAACAGCACCTTTTAATCCTGCACAACATAAACTAAATTCTTCTTCACCAGTTGATCTTATACCTGCAAACTTCCAATCAATGCTCCAATATTCATTAGAGTTTATTCCTTTGGCAATTTTCACCATAGGAAATATTTCTCTATAGATTTTACTATCTTCAATAATTCTTTTTATTGCTGCACTCTTTGGTCTGGCAACATCAACAGTATATGAGATATATAAAATCTTTAATGGTTTACGATTAAGTGCATGTACACCAATTGCCCAGGCTGTAAATAAACCTAATACTGTAGATTTAGCTGATCCTCTTGGTGCAAGTATATCTACATTTGGTCCAGCAATATTAATTAAACACTCACTATCCTGATGTGTATATAGATGTTCATGCCATAAATGCATATGTTCTGCAGGAGGTTTATCTCCTACAACATCACAGAAGTATGCAAAGTCTGATCGAGCTTTATCAACATCAACTGAAGATGTTTTCTTTACAACTTGTTGTTTAGCAGCTGCACGGGCAGTTCTACGATAAACAGAATAGATACTTGTTCCAGCCATGTACTAAGACTAACCTGTTAAGACTTATGATTCTTCCTGAAGAATCTTTGTCCATACACCCATTGATGCTTCCTGTAGTGGACCTTCTATAGGATCATCTCTGAAGATTAAAAGTATTTCTCTTAATGCTCTATCAGCACCAGCTAATATCAAACCTTGTCTATCTGTAAGATGTTTTTCATCTGCAAGTTGTTTTATGTGTGCCCGTAATTCTTTCTGAAGCATGGATATACGAGCAGCTCCCATATCTTGTTTCACCACTCCAAGATCTATAGCTTCTCTAAGTTTTGATATATCCACTTGCATGGAATCTATTTCTATCTCAAGTATTGTATTGAAGTTTCTCTTTTTAAATTCTTTCTTAGCCCAAAGATCACAATCAGTTATAGAACCTTTATACCCTAAAAAACGAGCATAAAGATACATCTGTATTGGAGAATTGGTTTTCTTACAAAAAGCTAGATATGTTTCTCTTTCTTTATCAGATAAAGTATCTAACCAGTCGTTTATGATTTGTATGCTGATTGTGCCTGCTGGAAATCTCTATTCTCTTTATAGCGTCTAAACTGCTCCTGTTGCAAGGCAGTCTCTCTAGTTTCTTCTCCAGACTTACCGATAGTTGCTCTCTGTTCTTCACCTCTGGTTTGAGTTGTCAATCTTTCCTGAGTGCCTTCAGTCTCTCTGGTTGCACGAGTCTGTTCTCCTTCAGTTTCTTTTAGAAGACGTTCTTCAGCACCTCTGGCTCTGTATCTTCTTAGATCCTGACCAGTGTAAAACTCTTCATTAATACGATCTAATTCTGCACCAGTTTCCATATTCAATCTATTCTGCTCACCTGATATCTTTGTTAACTCAACTTGAGTTCTAAGAGACTGTGTTGGTGTAGCCACAGTAACTGGTGGTGGTGGAGCAGGGATATATTCAACTCGTGGTGCTGGTGGTCTTCCTCCCATATCAACAAATGATTAAAAGTCTTAATTTAATTTTAGTGCAAGAATACTTACTTAGTTAACTCTGCCACTACCATAAGTTCTAGCAGTACCTAGTCCACCTATCTGTGCAGCTGCTGATGCCTGTTTTGCAACTGCTTCAGCAAGTAGAGCTTCACCAGTTTTTGCCTTTAGTTGTCTTTCCTGCTGTTTAGTAGGTGAATCTCTATCAAAAGCAAGAGTAGTTTCTAAGTTCTGACGATTTCTTTCAGCTGATGCAGCTAGTTGTTGATTTAATAAAGTTTGATTATATCCAGCTAACTGATTCTGGTATAGCTGATCACCTGCAAATCTTTCTAAGAAATCTCCTGCTCTTCTACCTGGACCATATGTGACATCAGCTTTTGGTCCTCTAGAAGTATCTAGATTAATTCCACTAGTATCAGTGCCATACATCTTATCTACATCAATTGATGTATCAGTTCTACCTGTGTTTGCTATTTGAAATGCTCTTGATGTTCTAAATGCATCTGCTTCTGTCTGTTTATAATCAGCTGGCAATTGACCATATATCACACCTGGTTCAGGTTTATATGCAGGTTCTACATTAGGTTCTCTTTTCTTTCTAAAAAAATTAGATAAAAAATTATTACCTGATTTTGCACCGCTACCTCTTGTTCCTCTTGCCATGATGACTAATTATTGTAGTGTTGGAGCTTGCCCTAAAACTGATCCTATGTTTGCCATGCCTTGTCTAGTTAATTCCTGATTACCTATCTGACCTTGCTGTATAAGAGCACCTCTTGTTCCAACTCTCTGACGGAAATCTACCATCTGACCTAATCTTGTTGCTCTATCTTTTTCTATTTGATCTGTAATCTTATACTGATCTTCAGCTAATCTCTGTGCTTTAGCACGCTCATCTTCTGCTTGTTGTAATCCTAACAAACGCTGTGTCTGATAAAAACTACCTGGAGCTACTAACTGTCCACCTTGAGTTGCATCAAGAAGTGGTGCTGCTGCTCCTCCAGAAGTATCTAGCTTTAATCCAGGTTGGACTAACTGGCCAGGTAATGTTCTAATAACTCCATACTGATCTACGAATAATCCTGGCTTATCTCCAGCCATTCTTTTCATCTTTTTATTTTCTAGTCCCTTCTTAACTCCGTATGTAAGTCCGCCTGCTGCGAGTAATAATGGTAACATTGTTTTTTTAATTAACTCCTTTGATTAATATTTTATCGGTAGTAAGCTTTGATTATCCGAAAGAGCTACCGATTGCTCCTCCAATCTGACCACCAAGAGGTCCGAATGCATAACCTCCGACAGCAGATCCAACAGTTCCTAATATTCCTCCTCTAGTTCCTTTCTGACCTTCAAGAGTAAATCCAGGATCTGTATATCCCTCCATCACAGAAATATCATCAGATATCTTCATTGTCTGTCTTTGTGCAGCTTCTTTCTCTTTAGCTTCTCTTCTTGCTTTATAATCAGTTGTATCTTTAAATTTAGTAGCTGCGTCTACTGCATCTCTATATCTGTCTTTTCTTGTTTTCTTTTTTTCAGGAGGATTGTAATCAACTTGAGGAGAATCTTTAAAGGCATCATAATTCCCTATAAGACCACCACCAGTAAAATCAAAAATACCGTTACTCATTCTATTTAACGTAAGGGACTAAATCTTGGTAACCTTTAGCTTTTGGTTGATTCAAAGCTTTCTTTGCACTGGCAAAGTCACCATGTTTATACTTTAAGTATTCTACAGGATCTTGTTTCTTGACTCTTCTTTCATTTATCTTCTGTGCTGTTTTCTTAATTGCATATCCTGTACCTAATGCTGCAGCTACACCTACAGCTCCAGCAATGTAAGGTCTGTACTGACTACCTCCCAAGAAAGATTCTATCCTTTGTCCTGTAGTTATATTCTTCTTCATATCTTCTATTCCAGCTTTTAATCTTTTTGCACTCTCTTGTTTTGCCTGACCTAAAGCATCTTGTAAAATTGCTCTCTTAGCTGGGTCTTGTTCAGATTTAATTCCAACTCTATATTCGTTATATGGCTTATCCTGTTGAGACATCTTTGGTTTATAGGTTGGTGGAATATTTTTAGTTGGATCTCCGGGATCTACAAGAATCTGATCTTGTTTTCCTGATGCAGTTTCAATGCGTTGTAATCTATCTCTAGCTATCTTTGTACCTTGTTGAAGTGTTCTATCCTGACTAGTAAAATCATCCTTAACATCTTTCACAAATCTACTAAGTTCTTGTTGTCTGATATCTCTTACCTTTGGATCAGTAATCTGTGTACCACCTGCAGTGGTCTGTGTATACTCTGGTTTAACACTAATGTTTGGATTAAATGATGAGGTATCTATATCACCTGCTCCAGTTCCTTGTTTACCTAAGAAACCCATAGTTGCTTTCATTGCCTGAGTTCCTGCATACAATCCACCAATTTCACTTGCAGTAGTTTTAAATCCTCTGATACGAAGTTCAGGATCATTCAATCCTTTAGCAGAACCACGTACCATACCTCCTAGAGCAGTAAAGCTTCCTCTCTTAGGATCAACTGTAATTAATGATCCAGCTTCTGGTTTAGCATACTGATATGCCATGTAGTCACGATATGTAGAAGGCATTACATCAGGTCTTTCTTTTTTAAATTCTCCATAAGGTAACATCTGTCCTCTCTGGAAGAATACTGATCTACCTATACCTTCTGCCAGTGGATTACCAACTTCTCTACCAGTAGGATCTTCTTTCTTTGATTTAGGATAAACAGCTTTCTCTCCTTTAGGTCTAAAGCCTTCACCAACACCACCTGCTCTACCTGCTAGATAAGCTCCCAAGAAAGGAGCACCTCTGGCAATTATTGCTCCAGCTAGTTTGTCATCTCTAGCATTGACCCCTACTCTTGCAGGAATATCATTTAATATTTCTTGTTGAACAATTGGAATATTTGTTGCTTTATAAAGTGCTCTTTGAGCATCACCTGTAGTAAGTCCTGCTGTTGCTCTAGCAACTTGTTCACCTGTAGACTTCTTCATGAAATCTTTTATAGGTTCTGTTGAACGAAACTCTTGTCCACCAGACTCTACTACTTGTTTTTTAAGTTTATATCCCCAGGGAGTTTTATCTATCTGATTTTCAACAGACTCATATGCTTCCCCTATCTTATCTCTAAATTTATCTAAAAAATCTAAACTGTTACTTAGAGCGTTCTTTACTACTCCTTGATGAAGCTCCATAGTCTACCTAGCTAAGATTGCCTGAATATGCACCTTTAAATGCATCAGAAACAAATTGTTGAGGATTCATTGGTGTAGCCTCTGTCTGATAATGCATGTAAGTATGTGTTGGTTGATTCTTTATCTGTGCAATCTTTAATTGATATTCATACTTCTCTCTTTCACTTAATGCTTCCTGTGCCTGTACTCCAGATAGATCTCTTGTAGATGGTTTAATTATATCTACGGATTCTGGTTCCTGTGCTGCAATAGTTGCACCAGTTGGAGTATCTTCTACCATTTCAACTCTTCTAGGTCCTGAGAATGCAGCATCTGTAATTCTTCTACCACCAACTTGTCCTGCTATAAATCCAGTTGTTCCAATTACCTTAGTTCCCATATTAGTGCCTGCTACTCCAGGGAATGTTTTTCCTAATCCTGTTTCTACTCCTCTACCTATAAGTCCAGCTGATGTTTGTCTTAAAACAGATTCACCAAGGGAACTTGTAGGTTCCTGTCCCATAGCTCTTGGTAGTCCCTGTTCTAAAGCTAAACCTACACCAGCATCAACAGCTGCTCTACCCATAACTTTCCCTGCTTCTTGCACGGCTCTACCACCAGCTTTGCCACCTACTTTTATTCCCTGTCTGACAAAGAATTTACCTAATTCTTTACCAGCCATTCTTGCTGCATTCATACTCATGAAACTTTCACTCCGTCTGTTGGGAACTGTCCATTAACTGGTGGATCTTTTGGATCTCCTTGCATATATTGTAAGATACCCTGTCTATTAGGTTTCTCCTCTTCATTGACTAACATTGACTTTCTAAACTTTGCCAAGAAAGCATCTGACTTTACCTGATCTGTAGGATCATTGAATTGTCCGAAATCATCTGCCTGTGCAGTTAAATTATTTCTAACAACTTCTGCTCTTTGATCATCAAACTGACCAGGTGATTCTCGTTGATACATCTTGTTTGTATCTTTCATTTTTGCAATGAACTTATTTCTGAAGTCAGGACTAGTCTTGCCAGAAAAATCAACACTATTATCTATAGGCTCACCCTTCCTAACTAACTGTTCTCTACGATTCAATCTGTAGTCGAATACTGACATAGTTATTTCTTTTTACGTTTACGTAATTTACTTAGGGTTTTAGCTAAGTTAGCTTGGCGAACTGTACGAGTATCATACTTATCTGGATTAGATGTTACCTTTGATGCAAACTCTTTTACATCCATTCCCCTTTTCTCTGCTTTCTTTGTAAAAGCACCGGGTCTTTTGATAGCGTCTTTAATCCAGTTATCAGCCATTGGATAAAACTATTTTAACAGTAGCCTTATTCAAATAAAGCTTTTTCTAATTGTGCAACAAGTAAGTCATCTACTTTGTTACCACTCTTGGCTGCTGCCTTTTTTAGTAGTGCTACTACGAATTTTTTTAGAAGATCATCTAAGTCTTCTGGGATTTTATCAACTGCTTTGTTTATGACGTTGATTGCAATAGGTAATAAAAATTTAATCATTGTTCTATGTTCTCAGTGTCAATTCTAATCCATAACATCTGAGATACCTTTTCTTAGATTTCTTTCAGATCTCAACTCATTGAGTAACTTCTGTCTGGCAGCTGGTTGTTCATCTACAGGTAATCTTGTTATGTCTTGTAAAGCTTGATTTGCTTTCTGTGTAAAGTCTGCACCAAGAGTTTTCTTATCTCCGGGATCAGAAGGTGCTCCTGTTCCTAAAACTCCTCCACCTCTAGCAAGAGGTATTCCCTGTGGGTTTCTAGATATCATTTCTTCTCTAGCTGCTCTACCAGATTTAGTTAATTTTCCTGATCTATCTGTTCTTATATTTGCTATTACCTGTTCGTTTGTTAAACCTCCCATTCCTCTCTGTTCTCTTGGAGTCATTCCTACATTTTTGAAAGGAACGTCTGTTGGTTTCTTTGATGCTCCCTTAGAATATTCACCTTCTTTACTCATCGCACCACTAACAAACTTACCTAGTTCTCTACCATAAATTCCTGTGCCAGCTTCCCCTGCTCTTGAATCCTCTTGAGAAGGAGGGTTAACTACTTTTTTAGATGTTCTTCTTACTTGCTCCCTTGTAGGTCCTAGTTCACCAGCTGGTCTTTTTCCTGTATATTGTAAATTTTGTCCTGTAGCTCTTTGACTTAAATCTACAGTAGAAGGTCCGACTATTGCTCCTGGTACATCAGCAGTTTCTCCCTCAACAAGATCTTTTCGTGTAGGTGTTTCTGTGACATTGACATCCATTAATCTGGCACGACCTTTTATTTCCCTACCAATTGCAGTTTTAGTTCCTGTTTCTAAATTTTTAACAGACCTCATTTCTTTCATATCTCTTGAGAGAGGTGCTCCACCATCATCTTTACTAGTTGTTGCTGTTTGTATTCCTTTTCCTGTAGTTTGTGCTTGTGAATAATCTTGAGTTCTTTCTTCATCAAAAATTTTATCAGCTGCAAAAGATGCATCCTCTGCACTCAATCTTGTTTTAATAGCTGCATCTTGTTTTACTGCTCCATGAAATCTTCTAACTAGTCCAGGATTATTTTTATTTAAAACTTTATTAGCAAGTCTTTCTGCACGTCTTTTATCACGATCACTTGCTCCAGAAACATTCCCCTGTGTTATCTGATTTAGTACTTTTCCATATGTACTATCGAACTCACCTTTATACTCATTAATTGTATTTGCTACACGAGTTTCTTCGTGTACAGCCATCTTGGTATCATGCTTACTTTTTAGAGTAGGTTCACCAATAATTTTATTAACTTTTGGTGTTTTATTATCTGCACTTTGTAGTAATGCTGTATTCTTGACATCCGTTGCTACAGCTTTGGGTTGCTGTGGTCTAGCTCCTGTTTTAATTGATGCAACAAGATTGTCAATTTTACCCATTGTATTTAGTTCATCTCTTGTATAAAATTCATCATTTTCTGCAGAAGGTTGAGATGCAACTACTGGTTGATTTGTCTGTGATTTTTGTTTTTCAATTTCATATCTTGCAGCTCTAACACCACTCTTATCTACACCATATCTTTCTGCATTAAATTCTTGTAATTTTGCTCGTGCAAGTGCCTTTTCTTTTTCTGCAGGAGATAAATCTCTACCAAGAATTGTGCCAGGTGCAGGCTTTGTATTATCTGCTTGTTTATAAGCAGCAAAAGCAGGTGTTTCTTGTGCAATAGGTGTAACTTTTTCTTGTTGTAAAGCACTATAAGCTGCTTCAGATAGAGGTTGCATACCAGCTGAAGACTGTTGTTGTACTGGAGGTGGTGTTATATCACCCTGATTAGGTCTTGTATATGTTTTTGTACGTGGTTTATCACCTAAATTACGTAAAAATGTAGTTACAGCATCTCTAGTTCCTTGTCTTCTAGCTGCAGCTACTGCACCAGCTACTAAACCAACTCCTAAAGCTCCAGTTGCTATTTGTTTACCGGAAATATTAACTTTTTCTGCTTTTTCTTCTGATTTTCCCCCTTGTGCCCCTTGTTTATCCATATTTTGGACAAATTTTTTGACATCAGGACCGACTGCAGCCTTTTCTTTTGCAGTTCTAGGGTATCTATTACCTGTCATCCTCGACCATAAGGAGTAATCTTGCGGAGATATGGGCATTTACTAGCTAAAAATCTTAGATATAACGATTTTAAGTGGGCTCAACCTATAATCTACCCCCAAAAAGGTCCTTATAACCCTCAAATTGGGGTAAAAATTAGGAGAGACACTTGGTGTAATACCTACGCAACGACTAGTGCGAGGAAAAAAAAAGAATATATACATATATACTACCTGACTACGTTTGGTTGTTTATTATGTGCATTTTCTACCAAATATTAGGGTATTTCCCCTTAATATCCCTCCAATTTCTAATAAGAAGAGGGTTCTCCGCCCGAATCTGCCAGGAGATGAGTCGGTTATAACTTATCGATTTGGCAAAGGCTGTGGAAACTGAATTTATTTTTAATTCTGTCTACGTTTAATTCTTATTTAACTTCTGTGTAAGTTATTAATCGGAAGAAACGATAGGTTTTGATGTATTTATTATACACCTCCTGAGCATTGAGGATAAACTGCTTTGTTGTTTACATTAACTACCATGTTAAAACTTCAATTAACTATGTTCCTTATCCTAATTCTTATTTGATTATGGGCATACGTTTATACCCTTGCACAGATAACACTGCAAACCTTGCAATGCTTATCGATGTGCCACAGGAGACTTTTGATCGCCTTGACTACATCAAGGAACAATGCCAGGAAGAGAAAGCTGACTGGTATTACGAATACTATGAACGCATCAGTGATGATGAAGAACTTCAGAAAGCTGATGACTTCTTAATTTATGGTTGGGGTATCTTTAACTACCCAACTGATTCAGAATATGGTGATACATTTAAGCCTGACTTCGCTTCGAGGTTGTTTAATTCGGCAACCAAGAAAGATATGTCTAAACACTTATCTGTTGATCAAGTCATTCAATTATCATCTGGACTACGTTGGTGCTAACTATGATTACTCCTAAAACTCCTCCAAAGAAATCTGCGACCATCCGTGGATTTCTTTTCAAAACTTTACTTTTTGATGCTGCCATGCGAATCACTCCTCCTCTATCTATCTTTGCCTTTGCACTAGCTGGTGCTGCCATTTACAAGGTATCACCTGACAAAGCAAAGAAGACTATCAAATCTACCATGTTAGATCTTAGAAATCAGTTATCTGATTGGGTAAAACCAAATGTAGATGATGGATTTACTGAGTCTGACTACGTTTATGAATGTAGTAACGATGATGTGGATGTAGATGATAAATCTTATCCTCCAGAAACTGAGTAGGTATTACTCCTACTTGGTGGAAGGTGCAAATCCTTCCATCATCCTTGACCTAGACATGTCACAAAACTGTCCTTTGTACACTTTATGGAGATTTCCATGCTTAACACAACATTCACTGGTAACATCACTTTCGCAGAAATTGTGGAACAAGATGCCAAGGTAGAAAACCCATTCCTCAAGATCGTTGTTGCTGTCAACGACGTGAATGACAATGGACTACGTATTACTGTTCGTACCAAGAATGGTTTACTAGAAGCTGCCCGTAACGGTGAAGATCTAGTCGGTGCTCGTGTAGTTATCAACGGAACTATAGATATTGCATCTATCCGTTCACACTACGTCGATGACGAAGGTAAGTGTGTAGCACTCAAGCAACCTAACGCAAGAGTGTATGCAAATTCAATCGAAAGAATGAATCGCAAACCTGCACCTGCCACAGTTCAAACCGAACTAGCTGTCAGCTAACTGACGAAACTCTCCTTCGGGAGAGTCGACGGGAGATGACCTACCCGTCCTGAAGAGTCAGGTCACAACTGTCCTTTATGGAGATTTTTCCATGCTTAACACAAGACTACTAACTACCCAAGCCCAGTACAAATACACCAGGCTTGAAACTGCTGGTCCTAAACCAAACCAGTCAGTCGGTTCTTACATCAAAGAACAGACGCAGCCAAATGACTATTGGCAAATGTTCTATGGATACAGAGGCTAATGACTACCATTCAACCTTGGTTGTATCCAAACAACCCTTCTGTAGATCGGATTGTATACATTCCTCTACAATCTGCTCATATCCTTGAGTATCAAGAAGAAATGATTGATGCTGAAGGTAATGTCTACTGGAAGACTGTGGACTCCACCACAATCGGAGGAGCTACATCTGTAAAAGAATTTCTTGAACAGATGAAAGACTTCTATGAATCTAAATCCTGTCGTAAAGATAGGATGATGTGATTCTCTCCCTCTGTCTCTTCGGAGGCAGACTGAGGGATTCCCTCATTGTTCTTTACCACCCTAACTACCATGTGGTCTTCTAAACTTTATCAAAAGTCAGCAAGAGATGCTTGCTTACTAAATATTCGCAATGACTTTGCAGAATTAATTATGGTTGATCCTGTTTCAGGTAACAGTAAACACATCTATTTACATGCACCTTTGAAACTAATCAACAAGAAAGTTGAAGAACTAAAACAGAAAGGTTATAAAGAGCTAGACTCTATTAATTTATCTTTAAGAGGTCTTGCTGCTGTATGAATAACCTATCTCCTATCACCCGTGCCTTCCTAACAGTTGGCATCGGTGTATTTATAGGCATACTACCTGTGTTTATGATCATCAACATGCTATCTACTACAGCTATCAGATTCTGTGGTAGATATGGTTCTGACTACACCATCGTTAACCTTGATACTCCATTCGGAACTATCAAGAGATGTGTAGCTAAGAACTAAATCTCTGGGCAAACTTCAAGAGGTAACAGTAAGAGCAAATGCTCAACCGTCTGACATAATCCCTCTTGTAAATGTAAGTCCCAGACTACTCCCATCTCTAGTGAAGATTGTTGTAGTGCTCATCTGCAGTCATGGATAATGCCTCTGCAGTAACTGACACTAACCTCAACCAATAATCTTTGTAGGTGCAAATCCTCAATGGGAGACTTGGACTATGCAATGATATGAACTTTGGTAGTTGGTTCGTTGTGTAGTCCAACTCTGTCCTTTACTCTTACTATTACCATGACCATGAAAACCTTTTGGGCTTGGAAACATTCCATCAACAGCACTGAGGAAAACAAGAGTGGCTATACCAAGATCCTCGCCAGAGATATGAACTCTGCTTACAGAAAAGCCCACAAACATTACAAGCATCACATGTTTAACAGTGACTTCAACGTCAGTGTGATGAGTGGCGAAACAGATAAACATGGCTATGCAAAAGAAGCACAATACAGTACAGGTAAGTGGACTAGAAAAGCCTGGTCAACTTACAAGTATTTCCATAGCTTGGAACCAGAGATACAGGAACGTGTTCACAATCACTACAAAGAATTTGGTGATGACTGGAAAGGTCAAGACAAAACAGACCTACGTTTCCTTGTAGCTTTATTAAGACAGGAGAAATAATCATGAAGAATAGCAAACCACTTCTTTCAAAGAAGAAGAAAGCTTACCTTGCAGTAACACAAAGAGTAAATGAACAACTAAAATCTGAATTTCATATCTCAGATAGTACAGCTCTTGCTATGTATGATAAAGACATTTCTCCTTATGGTTACCATAGTCACCAGAACATGTTAATCACAGAAGGATTAGCAAAGTATTTTTTCAACAAACGTGTTACTGAGAAAAACATTACAGATGAAGATGGTAATTTATTAGTAGGAGAAGGCTTTGGACTACCAGAAACCAATGGTTTATGTCCAAACTTCTATATCACTGATGATCTAGCTAACTCTCTGATAGAAACAGATACACCTAAAGGTAAATTAGATATCAGTAATGAAGTATTACCTGTAATCAAAGTTATATTTTCTAAAAAGTTTTTTAAATTTTCAAAGATGACCATAACTCAAGTGGATGCTGGAATAAGAGTCAAAGCATCTGTAAGAGCACCATATGGACCTGATCGTTTTGGAAAAGAAACTCTAGGATCTGACCAGATCAAAGTTACTCATCATGCATACATGCCTATGGAATTTTTTATTCCATTAGATGGCAGTGGTCACTGCATGTTATGTGACACAAGAGAATGGTTTAAAAAGCATTTATTACACAGAAATTATTTCAAGATAAGATTCTCCACAATGGATGAGGAATATCATCTAAGTCACATTGATTCACATGGCAACATGGATATCAAAGAATTCTTTGGAAGTATGACTCATGAGTTTGTAGAAGCAGTTATAGAACAATACATAGAAAATCTACATAAACCCTACCGTTTTGTAGTCAATCTACTTTGTTTAATGACTCAAGAACCAGAGATTCTTACAGTACAAAACTCTACATCTAAATACACAACAACTAACAGTAAAGGTTTTGATGCTGAAAAGATCAGCAATGTACCTAACGTGCATTGGCTTGGAGAAAACTTTACAACAAGAGTAGTTAACTCTACTGCTGCTTCAGAAGATACTGAACGCACCAGAGGTAAACCTAAGAAGTCTCACTGGAGACGAGGACACTGGCACACTGTGTTGCAGGGTCCAGGAAGAACACAGAAACAACTCAAATGGTTTAGACCTACATTTATCAGAGGACATGCATCATGACAACTATGTTGGGACCTACATCTATTGATCACTTTAAAAATCTTCATGATCATTACTTGAAGAAAGAACCTATCGTTCATGCGTATGCAACACCATACCACGATGACCCTGCTGATAATCCTGCAGCCATGTGGTCTTTTGTCATGCATGAAAAGAGAGACTTGGAGCGTATAGCTTTCAAGACTTACATTCATCCACAAGGTGACTTTTATAATGGCTACTATGACATCTGTGACATAGAGAAAGGAACCTTTGACTGTGACAATATGAGGCTAGGAGAAGTGTATCCTGTCATATTATATGCACACCATGAAACTATGCTTACTGTTGGCTGTGTAGTAAGGACATCAGATCATCCTGATATAGTCACAGGCGAAGAACAACTTGCTCTCTGGATCTACTATCCAAGTGCAGAAAACATTGAGTCATTTGACATGGCAAGTGGTCATGTCTATAAGTAGTTAAGAAAAGGTAGCAATATTAATTAAAATTATCTATCATAGTTTGTAGATGGCTGTACAGAGACTACTTCATGTGGTTTCTCTACAGCCTTTCTCAGCTGTGTCCTTTACATTATTATCATGTCAAACTACGACCCTATCACCGGCAAAGTCGGTAACATCGGACCAAGAACTGTCCAGTCTGTAAACATAGCAACTAACAATGGACCTATTGTTGGAAGAGTATTCAATGCTGCTAACAAACAATCAATCAGATTAACCGGTAACAACCTCAGTGCATTGATACAACAATACAGACTAAACAATATAGATATAATTAATTTCTTTAAATAGTTATGTCTACAAAAAACATTACAGTCACTGTATGTTTTGACGTTGATTTATTTGAATACAATAGATACTTCAAAGTCCGTAAAACAGATGGTGAAGTTGTTGCAATTTATGATTTGATCTGCACTCAAAGTGACAGATTAAATGAACAAGGTAAACCAGAAAACATTCGTATTTACTTTCCTGAAGAGGAGGAGTCTAAAAATGCTTGACAATCCACTACCAGATCAGGTGATGGCTGAGATGGATAAAATAGCACACGCTAGAAACTTTGAAGAAAAGTGTAGAGATGATGCCAAAGAACTATGTGAAGACAACTATGTCTTTGATAGTTTGATTGAACACTTTCAAGACTGGTATTTTCTCTATCGTGTAGACCACCCAGAAGATCAACTTGATGGTGACAAAGACCTCATTGATTCCTGGTGGGATGAAGAAGGTGATCTTTATGATGACTACATCAGTCCTTATGAAGACTATGATCCTACTCCTAATGGAGATTCACCATACAGTGATGCTGAATATATTATCACACCAGAAGAACGTAATCGTATGGCTTTCGAAAGTAAAAGAGAGTCACATGGTAGAGGCAATCCTTTTAATTGGTAATTATTATGTCTGACAAAACTTACAAAACCTACAACGTAGAAGCCAAAGGTACAATCAAACTTTGGATGGATGTTGAAGCTTCATCTCAGGAAGAAGCAGAAGCAATGGCTGATCAAGTCAAAGAAAGAATCTATGGAGAGCCAGGTCCCTGGCGACCTCTATATGATGGCTACACTTTAGAAATCACATCTGTTCGACCAGAACCAGATAAATCTTGCATGAGACCTTTCATCCCTGGGTTCGATGATTGAACCTAACATGGATCTCCTCGAAGCTATGCGTGTAGAAGCTAATCTCTGCTACGAAAGAGGAGATGACGAAGATGGTGATGCCCTAGTTAAATCTATCTTCGATCAGATATTTCCTGGACTTGTAGAAGAAGCAAAACGAAATCCTACTTTCATCTATCAACTAATCGTTCTCGCAAACACTGAGAAAGATGAGATAAAAGCTACCCATTACAAGTCTATTATCTTGTACTTAAAAGACAACGGAGTTAAATTCTAATGAGCGTTTCAAACCACTACAGACATGTCAAAGTTCATGAATATGAAACAACACACAGAGACATGCTACGAGCATCTACTGATGAGCTTATCGCCAGAGGTTATGCACAAATTCTAGAAGAAGATGAGTTGAAAGTACTAGCTCAGTATCATTACGAAAAGTTCAGAAACTTTATGGCTCCACTATTCAGAGATAAGGATCAAGACATAGAAGATGTTGTATCATCTGAGATCACCATACAAATGCCTCCAGTAAACTTACCTGTCAGTAAAAAGTAAGTTAGGATAGAGACAATACAAAAGAATAAATGACAGACGCTGATCTATTCAATGATTACTATGACAAACTCTGTTTCATCTATCCTTCCTGGTCTAGTAATCTAATACTTGAAATAGCAGAGTACTGCTGCACACATTCACAACACACTACCGAATCTGACGAGCTAAAATGGAGAGCCTTGTGCTATCTGAATTCTAAGAAAGAAGAGGAGGCAAGTTATTAATTTATCTGTGAGGTTTTTATGGTCAAGAAACTTGGTAAGCGATACCGGCAAACCAAGCAAGCAATTTATACAGCATATGACATTATTTCTCTGATAGTTATCTTACTCAGCTTTGATAAACTACTTACTTCCAAGTCAAGATCTGTTGAACCCAGACAGGTTGCCAGACTAATCGAGAAGCTTCCAAAGATTAAGAAGATTCTGTATGATTCAGCACCCTGGTGGGCATTCGACGACATGGATGTGAAGTCTAAATAAAACTTTACAATCTAAACTATTTACATTTTCCAATGAGTGGTTAGTATACCTGAGCACTCATAAATATTGTGCGTATTTATTACTACATAGGTCATGTATCTATACAGATTTATGTATTCCATAATGAATTACCGCATGAGGAAATAAAGTAAAATGATTGAAAGCTCAAACACATATCCAGATCTAGTTTGGACAGTAAATGCACTCCGTTCTGACGGAAAGACAGAAGTAATTCGTGTATGTAAAAATTGTTGTGATGCTGACGAAGCGATACAAAATGAACCAAACAAATACTATAAGTCAGGACCAATCCCTCTTTCTTAATGAATCATTCTGTAATCGATTACATGATCTTCGTCTACTCGACTGTAGAAAAGAAAGAGGCAACATATGTGCCACGCTTTTCTACTATCGATGAAGCAAGCAATTTCGCAAACTTATTAAGAGCTACACTTCCCAGACATGGCTTTGTCATCAGTGAGCCTTATCCTATTGTCAGCGATTCCTTAGAAAAGGAATTCAAAGAACGATGTGATACTCCTGCCGATATATTAGGCAGACTAGACGAGCTATGATAAAACTATTGTGTTAACTTAAGAACAGAATACATTTTTTCTGTGGCAAAAGTTATCAGTGTAAGCGTACCAGATGAGTTGTACGCTCGTTGGGAAGAATCAGATTTAGATATTAGTCCTTCTTCTCTATTCCAAACAGCTTTGGAAACTCAGCTAGGTGCAAAGAATCAACTAGTAATGTACTGGAGTGATCGTGCTCTTGACACTGAAAAGAAATTAAACACAATCAAAAAGATCCTTGAACAGGACAGTAAAACAATCAAACGATTCCAATTGTTTGAGAAAGCTATCACCCAAGATCCATGAGCTGCAACAGTGAACCTGTTAACTATGTGTTTAACAATGATTTCGTGTTTAATAATTACAGAGAACTCTGTGCCATGTTGAAAGAATTGAAGGAACAAAATCTTGTCAGATATGATATGTCTCTTACTGAATTTTCAGAAGAATGTTTTAGCTTGGGGTTGAACGAATACCGAAAGAAGTTATATTACTACAGTACTGATTTTCGCTAACTAATTTAATTACCATGAGTCAAAACGACCAAGTACCTGCTGGTACAGAAAATTATCCTGTCAACAATTACATCCCTAAATCAAATCCAAATAGTAGACCAAAGAAGTTTACTAAGTATGCCTACGTCATAAAGAACCAGGTGGTATGGGACAGGATGCGTAAAAAGTATGTGGTTCTGGAAGGCAAAGGTCAACCAGAAACACAACCAATACCATTGCTTCATAAGGATAATCGAAAAGCTTATGAAGATGCATGTGATGTTTGTGGCTGGAATTTTAAAAATAAGGAAGCCAGAACATTGTATGTGACTGATGGTACTTACATTAGTCCAACTGCAATTAAACGAATGAGGGAACTACCATGACCGATTGGTTAGAACAAAGTCTTATCGACATAGGACTAGGCTATAAAGAATCCTATGACAGTTATGTATCATATGGTTTGACAGCTAGATCTTATACCAAACAGAAATACAGAAAGAAGTATTACTCTTGGCTACAAGTTGGAAAAGAATTAAAGGGAGGAGTCTTTGAAGAAGGCTCCTTTTCTACATGGCCAAAGCGTTTGTTAAAAAGTAAAACAAACCAAAAGAATCAAGCAGAAAAAGAAGCAATGAAACATTTTTCTGTTTATCACATCAATAAATACAGGACTCTTTGCACAGAACAAGAAGAGATACCTGTTAAACACAGACAAAAAAAGAGCCAGGCTACCACCCCTGACTCTTAGTTGTGTACCACTGTACTGTCCTTTGCACATGGAAACTAACTCATTATCAACTTCTCCTCATCCAAAAGAAGCTATTAGTTCCTTATAAATAGTAGTATCAAAATACTCTTTTTGTAAAGTTTGTGTATTTCAACAAATAAGTTGAAACCTCCACCATACTTGGTAGTCTTTCCCTTAGATCTATCTTCCAAACACTATGGGTAGTGCTTTAAAGCGTGAGTTTAAAGTTGGTGATGAAGTTTGCCACACAAATAAGTTCAGTACTGGAAACAATTTCCAAAGAAGAAGACAGGGTGTAGTTCTCGCACTTGAGAAACGCCCTGTCAAAGGTGGTAAATTAAGGAGCTACGTTAAGGTTCTATGGAACACTAGTAGCGTACCTTGTTATCATGCATCCCATGCTCTTTTATTATTAAAAGAAAGAGAAGATGCAATAGAAGAAGCGAGTAAGTTAATTGCTAACTAGCTTGCGACTTTCTGTGGATGATACTCTTGTGATCTGTAACTTAGTTTTACATCACTATCATCTATGTTTCTTGACCATGTAGCTACTGCTTCCTTATTCTTGGCAGGATCATAACTGCAGCCTCTGTAAGTTAATCTTGTCATAATACTCCTTTCGTATCTCTTACTACAAAATAGTAGGAGATTTTTTTATTTAATGTAGTTTACCGTGATACAAAAGTGTATTAATTACTACAATTTAATCTTTGCTTAATCATTCCTATGAAGTATCCAACCTACAAAAAGATCTGTGATAAACACAAGATCAATCCTCATCAGGTTATTGCTGATGGGAACATCCGAGAAATCTTAGAGCGTGATAAAGATCATGATCTTGAATTTCATGAGATTTTATTAGACAATTACTTCACAGTTTATTACTGGGAAGGTAAAGTTGCAGACATTTAATTATGAAACTATCTGATAAACAAAAGGAACTATTAATTGATTTAATTGATGGTTATTTTTATCCAAGAGATTTAATTAATGACTATGAAAAATTCTTAGAAATAAGAAAAGTTCTAGAACCTCATGATCGTTGGATAGATAACTTTCAACATGAATACTATGAACATCCTGATTTAAATTATGGAACTAACTAAAGAAGAAATGGAATTAGTAATTAGTTGGCTTGAAGACCATTACTATTATCCAGATAAAGATCATGTCTACACAGATATGAAAAAACTACCAGGGGTAGTAGCCAAATTTCAAACCTATCTCAAAGGAGGAGAAACTAATGACTGAATTAACTAAAGAACAACAACAAAAATCCCTAAAATGGGATGCTGATGTTGTCATGGAACAAATCCAAATGCAAGAGAGTAGCCACAGAAGAATGATAGCGTTAGTTGAGTATCAACTTGCATATCCTGACATGACTATTAGAGAGTTCTTTGCTATGGCAAGCGAAGAAATAGAAGAAGAAGATGATGATGAAGATGAAGATGAAGAGGAGGACTTCTAATGCGTAACGATCCAATGAGTAACTACATCAACATAACAGTTATGTGGGATGAAATACTTGCTTTTAGTGATTTCATGTACAAGATGGAAGAACTAAATTTAGTTCCATCAAGTGTTGGACTAGCAAGAAAAGAAGGTGTACAGGAAGCTGAAGGTTACGAACCAAAGCATTTTAAAACTAAAGAAGAATACAATGAACACTTACAGGAGTTCATTTGTAAAATTAGACACTTTGACACTTATTTCGAGGAGGAAAACTAATGGAAGAAGAATACAAAGAGTTTAATTTAGTAGTCAACCATAGGGCTGTTGTACTTATTGATGCTGACACTGAAGAGGAAGCTATCCAGAAATGGAATGATTCTCACGCACATCAATATGACCTTGAATACTCTGGTGAAAAACCAAAGTTTACAGGAGAAATCTGGGAGCATGATGGCTAATGGCTGATTACCAATTTACTGTTACACAAACTGGAATCATTTGTGTTGATGCTAACTCTGAAGAGGAAGCTAGAGAAAAATTAAAGAATGACATAGATGGTTTCTATGTTATTACTGAATACGACCAAGTACCAGCAGATGATAGCTGGGAAGTTGGTGAAATCTATGACATTATCCAGGAGAAAAACTAATGCACATTTCACTTAATCAAAAAGAATATCGAGAACTAATCGAATTAATTTATTGGGCGGTTCTTAGAGAGAATATTAATTACAATGATGATTTTAAAAGTATGTGCAATGCTGTGAGAACAGCAGATGGTTCACCTTTAGAAGAATGGGATCCACTATTCTCTGAAGATTTTACGGAGGATGACTAATGGGAAAAGCAACAGGACAAATGCAAGAACATACACAGAAACTTCTTGATCATTACAATGAACTTTACAACTGGGATTACAACGAAATGTGTCGTTTCATTAGTAATCATTCAGAGGAGGAGTTTCAAGCCCACTACACAAAGTATCAACAACTTTGCGATGACTATAGTACAGAGTTAGTTGATAACTTCGGATTACATTTTGACCTTGATGCATCTTGTTATGAGAAGTTTGAGGATATGTATGAAGGAGAATATGGACACTCAACGGATTTCGCAGAGCATTGGGTTACTCAAGAAAATGAATCAACAAAGAATCTACCAGGCTGGTTAGAGATTGACTATGCAGAAGTGTGGGAGAACAAACTTTCAAAAGATTACTTTGAAATTGATTGTGATGCGAGTGATTACACTTATGGTCACATATTTAAAAACAAAACTTACCTTAATGGAGGAAAAAACTAATGGGCTTAGACATGTACTTAGAAGGTTCTTTCTCAAGAAGAGCCTATGTTCAACCAACTGATCAAGATTATATTGACATGCGTGAAGGCAAAGAAGTTACAGTTGAAAGATCACAAGCATTAATAGATGCTCTTGAAGCTACTGGACTTCAAAATGCTCCAATAGAACATTATCGGAATCATTTAACTTATGTTTTTCCTATCATCACCTGGAGAAAAGCTAACCAGATACACAAATGGTTTGTTGATAACTGCCAGGAAGGTGATGACAACTGCCAACGTCATTATGTTTCAAAAGAAAAATTAGTAGAATTGTCTGAAACTATCAATACAATTCTCAATTGTAGTGATCCATTAAATCGTGAGCAAGTTGCTAAAGAGTTGCTGCCTACAGATATTGAAGGTTGCTTCTTTGGTTCAGAAGAATATGACGACTATTACTTTGAAGATCTTGAAGAAACTAAAAAAGTTCTTGATAAGTTATTTGCTTATGAAGAAACTGCAGAAGATGGTCACCACTTCGATAACTTTTATTATCAATCATCCTGGTAAAAATTATGAGTCACCCTGTTAACGATGAGATTCTTGAAAGACTTTATGAAGAAGCCTATGACGAATTATCTAAATCACACTCAGATTTTTCTGATGACACTTTAAAAGATATGGCTACTCGTATGGCTCAAATTAAATTTGAAGAACTACCTGAACCTCTCGACCTAGAGTAAGTCATTAAACTATTCTTTTGCACATCTACCTGGAGAAATCTAATGCCTAATCATTGCTTTAATAGAGTAGAATTCTACTCAAATGATAAAGAAGAAGAGATCAAAAAACTTCATGACATCTTTTCTATAGATGTAGAAGCTGAAGATGAAGAAAGAACAATCTTTGGTCAATTTATACCAGAACCAGACTGGTCTACTACACCTCTAGCTGAGGAAGATGTTAGCTACTGGCTCCATGATAAACGAGGTGAAGTTAATGAACTACCTGTACCTGGAACACATAACCGAGGACCTCATTTTAAATCTACAGGTCATGGTGATGACAGGTGGTATGACTGGAGACTTAGACATTGGGATACCAAATGGGATTGCTATGATTTAGGAATGTCTGATCATGATCTTCCACATGGTTTCGAAGTACAATTCAATACTGCATGGGCTCCACCTCAAGGAATCTGTGCAGCTATAAGAGAACAGTATCCTGACATAGATGTCCAATGGTTCTACGATGAACCAGGTGAAGAAATTGCTGGTTATCTATAGACCAAGAGTAAAATGATTACATATCGAAGTATATGTAATGGGTAAGAAATTAGTAAGAGCGAAAAAGTTATATTATTTAATTCTTGATGATGAATCTAAATATTGTTTATTAAAGTTAGATATAGCTTCTAAAGACTATGTAGAACTTGATCATGACTTAGATCTCTTTGCACTTAGCAGACTTTTATTTCAACAGGACAATGACAGCTACCACAAAATCCCAAACAAAAAAGAGTAAGCTCGACAGACTACCAGAAGATATGCAAAATCTTCTGTGTGATGGCATCTCAAAAGCCATGCAAAACTGGGGAGGATTTCTGAAGATGTCTCAGAAATTTACTACTTACAGTTTCAACAACACCATGTTGATCTGGATGCAACAACTACAACGTGAGTTAGAACCCAGCTCACAGGTTGCAGGTTACAAATCTTGGCAAACTAAATTTAAACGTCAAGTCAAAAAGGGTGCCAAGTGTTACAGAATACTTGCACCTAGACCCATAAATAAGATGGGTGAAGATGGTAAACCTATCCTCAATAAAGATGGTAAACCAATGATCAACTTCATGATGTTCGTCGGTGTAAAAGTATTTGACTATCGTGATACAGAAGGTGAACCATTACCAGAAAAACCAGATACATCACACGTTATGAAAAACTTAGAAGGAGATGCAATGCCTGGACTTCTACAGGGTCTGTGCAAGGTTGCAGAGGCTCGTAAAGTGAAGTTACTTCGCAATGTATCTGAAGCAGAAATGGATGGTGCTCATGGCCGTTGTTGGTTCACTGGAGAGAATGGTAAAGCAAGTAAGATCGAACTCAAAGAAGGTCTTAGTATTCTCTCTGAGATACATACCCTTGCACATGAACTTGGTCATGCAATACTCCACAATCGTGATGAGTATCTAGAGCATGACACATCATCCATCAAAGAGTTGGAAGCAGAGTCAGTTGCTATGCTAGTCTGCAACTCTTATGACATCGATACATGTAAATGTAGTTTCGATTACATCATTGGTCACAACACCAGGAACAAAGATGTTCAGGAAAGTATGCTGACTGCTGGTGATCGTATCTACAAAGCTCACAAAGAAATTACAGCTATCGTTGATGAACATCTCAAGGAGGTATCCAAATGAAAATAGAAGATCTAACTTATCAGGATATTCGTAAAGCATCATCTAATTATCTAAGATCACTTTTAAAAGAAGACATTGATGTTGAATTGCACGATATGATAACAAAAGAATTATTTGAAGTCAGAGAGCAAAGGAGATCTATTACATAATGACTGAAGAAAATGATTCCTTACATGATAATCAAAGATGGAATTATCTTTGGAACAATCCTGACTTAAATAAACGTGAAGCTTTTAGACTATGGAATACCAATCCAAGTTCTTTAACAGAACAACAACGATTATTAGTTAAAGAATTATTCAAATGAATATAAAAGATCAACTAACTCCTGAAGAATATAAACGTGTTATACATGTGCTCACTCCTTTTACGTTAGGAAGAAGAGTTGATGATCAACATCATTTCAGGACAATAAGGGCTAAACTGAAGAGACAGTTAGCAGCTCTTGAAAACAATGGTTGGTATTCAAAATGAGTGGTGATCCAGAACCGAAAGATGAACCAAAGATCTTTTATTCTGATAAGATCACACCTACAAAGTTAATTGTTTTAAAACAACAGAAAGATCCTGTGGATGATTACTTTGATTGTGTTTCCTCATGTGACACAGACAATAAAGAATGTCATGATGAATGTATAGAGGAACTTAAAGAAAATGATACTGGTAATTAAAGGGGCTCCTACTCTCGAAGGAATAGGAGCAAGTTGCCAGCCATGAGAAACAGCAAAAATCATGACTCCCTTCCGGATGGAAAAAACTGACGCTGTTCTTCTTCATTTTCTCCATACTATAATAAAGTTAAACACCCTCTCCTCCCATGTCAAATGAAAACATTATCACTTCTAAAATTACATACAGTCAGCTGTGATTCCGGTAACCTCGTTATTATTGATCCGTGTTATCTCAAAAATTCGGATAATGTTAATAGCCTTATTGACTGTGGGCTTGCCACTTCTATTAATACTGAAATAGGTGATGGAGAATTTACTGTTGAAAAGAAAAGAGATAGACGTGGTAATCTTCAACAGATAATAATAAATATTCAATGAAAAAACATCAGATTAAATCTGGTTGGTATTATATTTTTTGGGGAATTATGTCAGTGAGTGTATTTGCAGGACAACTTTATGTAGGAAATGGGTATCGTCAGTTAAGTAATTCAATAGATCAAATCAAAATTATTCTTTTGGAACAAAAGTAAAACAATCAAAGTATGCTCCAGGATGTATAGGTTCTAAAGGATTCTTAGGAGTTACACCAATAATCTCAGCCTTATTCCAAATAGTATCATCTGGATAAGGTGGTCTTGTCCAGTAAAATTCTAATTTCTTTTCATCATATAACCAATCACAATGATATCTTCTCCAGTATTGGAAAGCTCTGAACTGTTGTTCAGGTTTACCACTGGTGCAATCAAATGTTATTGAATCACCTGGTTCGATGTTCCATCTTAGTTTCAACACTGTTCTCCATCCTTCTGCTATTGCTCGCAGACCAATATCACCTGTAAATTTTTTATTTAAACTACGGGCACGTTTGTTCTTACGCTTGTGATACCAGTCATTTATCTGTCTATTTGATTTACCTACAGCAAATCCTATATTCCATGCCCAGAATCCATTATCTAACTTAGACCAGGGATCAAGTATCACTTTGCATAGATGCCCCTTGATTTTAAATGTATTGCTGATACTCTTACGTCGTATTCTTTTTGACATTAAATGGAAGAATTAATGATGATGATTCAAAAGGACCCAGAACTCTGGGATCTGATTGAAAAAATAAAAGATCAAGATGCAACTCTTGAATTCTTTTTAGATGATGTAGCTGAAATGTTTGCTATTGAATTTAGAACTCTGGATACCAGTGATCTAGATGACAAATTAGATCAGCTCTTTGGTGGCTTACCTCCTAAAGCAATGTTACTTGCAATGCCTCTGCTTCATGTTGCTTTAGAAAAGTACATAAAGACAAAGACAGGGAGGTAGTAAACAAATGCAAAGAGGTTATGCAATTTGTACCACCGATCTATCCCGAATACTAACAATTGCTCCATGTAAAACAAAGTTTATCTTTGTACGAATTACTAGTGGTCAAGTTCTTACAGATGCTATATGCTTTACTGACATATCAAATGCTAAGACAATTGAATCAAGAGCAAGAAAAAAGTTTGAGGACATGCCAGAAACAAGAATTGTTAATGTTGCACTCCTATATAACAGAATCGATAAGCAAAATGAATTATCTAATCTTTGACTTAGAAACAAATGGATTACTGGCTGATGTAAATACAATACATTCGCTGGTAATTAAGAATGTAAATACTCAACAGGTAATAAGTTGTGCCGATCAGGATGGTTACACATCTATCGATGAAGGTATAGAACTTTTAATGAATGCTGATGCATTAATCGGACACAATATTATAAAATATGACCTACCAGTGTTGAGAAAACTCTATTCTCATTTTGATACAAGTAAGAATTGCATAATTCTAGATACTTTAGTGATGTCAAGGCTATGGGCTCCAGAGTTAGACAGCCTAGATTACTCCAGGTGGTTACATATTGAGCCTAAATATAAAGGAAGACACTCTCTTGCAGCCTGGGGAGAACGACTTGGAGTTAAAAAGATTAAGTTCAAAGAGGAACAACAAGCTGAAGTAAAAGATGTATGGGATAAGTGGTCAGAATCTATGCAGGTTTACTGCGAACAAGACGTAACAGTATCGGAAGCTCTCTACAAATATTTTCTTGCTCAAAAGATGGACAAAAGATCTCTAACTCTTGAGCATGAATTCGCTATCATTATGTCTTATCAGGAAGCATTTGGTTTTCCCTTCAACAAACCAGCTGCTTTTGCATTATTAAATGAACTAAAAGCAAAACAAACTGATATAGGTGAACAGCTACAGGAAACTTTCCCACCCATCGAAGAAGAAAGGTGGTCCGAAAAAACTGGTAAACAATTAAAAACAAAAGTTATTACATTTAATCCAGCATCCAGACTACAGACTTCACAAAGATTGGTAGAAAAATATCCAGAGATTACATTTGAAAAGACAGAGAAAGGATCTCCCAAAGTTGATGATGATGTCTTAGAAAAACTAGGTCTTAAATATCCTGAAGCTAAACTATTAGCAGAGTACCAGCTACTTAATAAACGATTAGGTCAGCTATCAGATGGTAAAGAAGCCTGGCTTAAACATTGTGAAAAATTTGGAGATGGAAAAATTCATGGAGAGATTAACACTAACGCTTGCATATCAGGACGCTGCAGCCATTCTCGTCCAAACACTGGGCAAATTCCGTCGGTGGGACATGCTTACGGTGCTGAATGTCGTGCTCTTTTTTACGCTCCTGAAGGGTGGCTACTAGGAGGAGCTGATGCTTCCGGTTTAGAACTGAGAGCACTTGGTCATTGGTTAGCCTATTACGATGGTGGTGAGTATGCCGAACTAGTTAGTGATCCTGATAGAGATATTCACTTTCATAATGCCTGCTTGTTCGGTATACACGAAAGAGGTAAAGAGATTCCAAAGCTCACCAGAGATTTAAGCAAGCGTTTAATCTATTGTGTACTTTATGGTGGTGGTGCAAAGAAGACAGGTTCTATCATTGCACCTAAAGAAAGTGAACATAAACAATATGAAAAAGGTAAACAAACTATTGATACTTTCTATCAGAACTTACCAGCTATCAAGAAGTTAAAAGATCAGGTTGAATCAACTCTAAGTAATCGTGACTATTTAATAGGTATAGATGGTAGACATCTACAAATCAGATCAAAGCATTCTGCATTGAATCAACTCCTGCAATCAACAGGAGCAATCACAGTTAAGAAAGCTACTACTATTCTTTATGATGATATGACTGATAAAGGATTAAAGTTTTTCAAAGACTGGGGATTTGTAGCTCATGTACATGATGAATATCAATGTCTATTACGTCCGGAATATACAGATTTGTTTCAGGAACTTGCGATAGATTCATTCCGCAAGTCAGGAGAATATTTTAAATTAAAGTGTCCTCTTACAGGTGAAGCAAAGATTGGTAAGAACTGGTGTGAAACACACTAGTTAAGGATAAAGACTCTTGATTTTATCTTGACGTTCTTGTTCCTTTCTTTTTTTCTCATCTTCTCTTTGTTTTACATAATCAATCAATGGCCAGCGGTTTATTTTCAACGCATGACCCATTGAAACACGATTCGGTAGTAACAATTTGTTAAAAAATGAGAGTTTCATTATATATGTCAGCCTTTATTGACATTCTAGTCCTACTGAATAGAGTATTGAAAACATTTAATCATTATGGAACCAGTAAAAGCAGTCGAACCCATCACAGAAAAGGATGAGATTCAAAAGTTCCAGGAACTAAAAGAACAGGTTTTCAAAGAATATGCTGACTATTCTTTAAACAAGCTCTATAATTTCAATGAGCTGTTGATCACCACTATTCATCAGCTTCAATTCAAACAGATGGCTATGCAAGAATTGATTACTCATCGTCTTGATAACATCTGCCCTAAAGAAACAACTAACTAATTATGAACACTGCAAAAGTTTGTGCTAAATATGTAGGTGAAGGAACTACAGAACATGGCATACGTTTCACCGAAGTAACTGTATCTGCAGTTGGTAAAGGTGAAGATATAAAATTAAGAGTGCTCTCCACCAAAGCAGGAGGAGATACATTAGGTTCCTGTAGTAAGGGAGCTAACTTAATTATTGTTGGACGCTTGTATAGAAACAGAGCAGTCCAGAGTGATTATAATTACTATGTAGTACCTACTCAAAGAATAGAAGTAGTACCTTGTCCTGTACCTTTAAATACTGTGACCATAGCTGGAGCTTACTGGTTAAATGATAATGACAAGAAGCTCAATCAGGATGATCAGAGACATACCTTTACTATATTGACCAGTACTCCTGCCAATCAATTACTAAATCATGAGTATGATGACACTCTAAGCTTCTCTATTACTTCATGGAGCTATGATGCTCAGAGAATATTACAGACAGCTCACATAGGTCGTCAAATGATTATTGAGGGTTATCTACGTTCTTATACTCCAGCTGGAAAAGATACTGGATACATTTCTATAAATGTAAGATCTGGAATAGTTGAGATGTTTGGTAGTAAAGAAAAGAAAAAAGAAAATAAGATTGATAATAAATCTGACTCCGCTTCGAAGGTTGTAATTCAAGGTGAAACTAAAGCAGAAGAAGAAAAGTTACCTATCTGATCTACAGGTCCTGAGATGACCTTCATAAAAGCATCATGTTCACAACGTAATTAATTGTTTTATGTCTGTACTTAACCGTTATTCAAACGCTGAAAAGTATCAAGGTGTCCTTCGGGACTTCTGCAATTGTCAGATTCTAAATGACAAAGGCAAACCAGGTCTCTTCTTAAAAGATGAGATCCTAACTCGTATTGGTTGGACAGGTAAAGTTTCTGACTTTACTGGTGCCGAAGAATATGAGCACATGTATAACAATGGTGACCGCAACAAAGGAATCTATTTCAAGAGTCCTCGTATGATGGTTCTCCACTGTGGTTTTCCTAAAGACACAACCTTTATTGAGAATAGTAATAAAGGTCAGATAGAAGGTATGTATCCTCGTGATGCACATCTCTATGATGAATGGGAACAAGCTAACCCAGGAAAGCCTTCTCCATTCAAACGTCGTCGTCTCATCCTAATCTTTTTAGTTAATAAAGATGGGGTCGCCCAGCACAAGAAACCATTGCTACTATCCGTACATGGTGGTGCTTCTAAATTATTTACAGAAGCTTACAGTAACTTCATTGAAGAACTAGAAGCAGCTTTTGCTGAGTATCAAGGCTCCAAAGGTGGTACAGGATTTGATCCTAAACAATCTGCTGCTGCAATCTTTACTCCTACATTTGATGTTCAGATGTATGGTGAAGAACGCAAGAGCCCTATTGCTTTTCCTAAGACATGGATAAAGCCAACGGTTTCTAAGATTGAAGACTTCTTCCCTAAATCAGATGATGATATCGATTTCTTAGAAGAAGTTTGGGAGACAGTTCCTCCAGCTGTATATGCAAAGAGTTTCTTTGATCAATGTGCAAAAGAGATTGGATTTCATTCAATCAAAGAAGGTGTTAGTTTAGATGCTATTCCTTCTTACACAACAGAGAAAGCACCAGCTCTTCTATCAGCTAAAGATTCTGATACAGGTGAAGTTAAGTTCTAACTTCTATTCACATACATACAGCCGGGCATTGCTCGGCTTTTTTTAATGGAGATTTTTATTATGCCTAAGAAAAAAGAAAAGGAAGAATCTATGGAAGAATGGAGCCGTAGAGTCTTTGGTTACACAAAAGATGGATGGCTCTATGTTGACAACAAAAGAGTCAGCTATGTAGGTCCTGATGAAGATGATGATGATTTCATCGATGAAGATGGAGGAATAGGATGAGTAACATGCTAGACGGAGTAGACACCAATCATCTATGGACATTATTTCATGATGCTCATTGGAGATCCTTAGATAACATTTGTTCACATCCATTGAATGCTGAACAGATTGAAGACTTAGCTGAAGATTTAGGTCTTCAAGCTATGGCCGACCAACTAAGAGATGATAGAAAAAGACAGGAGGATGAATCATGATTCATTATTTAGTTATTGGTCATGCTTGTGATGAAGAACAAGGATGGCAATTCACTGATTCTGATAAAGAATGGCCAGTCGTAGTAACTGATGAATATTTAGAACAAAAATTCACAAACGATACTTTAAAAGAATTAGGTTATGAACCTGATGAGTATGAAAGCTGTGGTAAAGAAGTTTACATAGATTTCATTCTCAAATCTAATAGTCCTATACAAATTCAATATGGCTAAACCTAAAAACAATCAAACTCTTAATTGTCATTCTGTTTATGATTACATGACAGAAAAAGAACAAGATGTAGTCTATGAAATCTTAGAACGCATTTATGCAGATAAAGATTGGGATATGGATGACATCTGTTGGGATCTAATTATTCAAGAAGATGACTAACTTTCAATGTAAAAAACTCGACCCTCTTGTAACAGGAGACATAGGTTCATTCTGTGTTGACTGTCTACAGGATACCAACTTCAGAGATGCTGAAGGTAATCAGACATTCAAATTCGTTAATCGTATGCCATGTGACAGAGATGTCTACGATGGTGATAAGTATATAGGAAATAGAAGTGGATGGTTATGTATGGATTGTAATTGGTTGGAATGTGATCGTTGTGATGAAAAAATTTATGATGGCGATGACTGCACACCTTACGATGTGTATCAAGGTCATGAGCCAGCAGAGTTCTCTGATGGTGCATACCGAGTCCACTACGAATGTCTAACTGACAAAGAAAAAGAACTTATGGAGGCTAACAACCAATGAACAAATCTTGGATAATCACAGAAAAATATGTTGGCTGGGGTACAGCCACTGTCATAGCTGAAACAAAAGAAGAAGCTTTGATCAAATATGAGGGTGGTGATTATTTAGATTATGAACATGATCTAGATAATGCTCAAGATTATGAGTTCTTTTCTATTGAAGAGGATCATGAAGCAATACTTTCACCAACACTGCAAAAGGAGGATGACCAATGAAACATTACAAAGTCAAAATGATTCAAGAATACATTGAGACTTATGTTGTTAAAGCAGACTCTGAACAAGAGGCTGTTCAATGTACATATGAAGACTGGCTTGATCCTAGTGATACAAAAGCTGGTGATTCCAGAGTAAAAACAGTTGAGGTAATCGAATGAACAACGCAATGATTGAACTAACTTCCCAACTTCTTAGAGATCACATAGAAGAATTGATGAAAGGTGATTGGGAAAAAGTTAGAGATGAAGTGGCTTTATGTCACGGAGCTCTATACGAATTACATGGACAAAGGATCAACTAATGATTACTGACATCATTGAAGCTTGGAATGAAGCTGAAGAATTAAATTGTAGTTTAAGAGAATTAAATGATAAGGATCTTATTGATTGTCGAGAGGCACTCATAAATAGATCACAGATCATTATGAATCTTTTAGACCAACATGTACCACAGGAGAACTCATGATCCCACTACTTAAATTTTCTAAAAGCAATGGTAAGTTAAGCAACAGACTTATCTTCTCCATTCCAGCAGGCTATACCTGTCCCCATGCTGGCAAGTGTCATACGTTTGCTGATCGAACTACTGGTGAAATTAGAGACAATCCTCATGGTTGTAGTAAGTCACCAGAGTATCGTTGCTTTGCTGCTATGGCAGAAGCTAGATTCCCTACTGTACGTAAGTCCAGGTGGCATAACTTTGACCAACTCAAAGCAGCCAGGAATATCTATGTAGATCAACATCCAGAAAGTCCAGGTGATTATCATCTAGCTATGAAAGATCTAATCTTAGCTTCACTAGATGCTCAACCTCATAGAGATATGGTACGCATCCACGAGAGTGGTGACTTCTGGAGTGAAAGTTACATGAAAGCTTGGATGCTTGTAGCAAAAGAACATCCACAAGTTAAGTTTTATGCTTACACAAAGTCATTGACAATGTGGTATCACTTACAAGATGACATCAACAGCAACTTCTATCTCACTGCATCCTACGGGGGTAGTGAAGATCATATGATCAAACAATTCCCAGATGTTTACAAGCGTGTAGCTTATGTGGTTTACACAGAACAAGAAGCTGCAGATCGTGGACTAGAGATAGATCATGATGACTCACATTGCTTTGGTGAGAAGCCATTCGCATTGCTGGTTCATGGCAGTCAACCAGCAGGATCAGATGCCAGTGCTGCTATTCAACAACGTAAAAAAGATGGAGGCTTTGTAGGCTATGCAAAGAAGTAAACTGACAACTAAGGATGAAGCACTCAAAGCACTACACGAAGCAAGTCTATCAATAGCTTGTTTAGGTGCTGATTGGACTGAACATTTTGAAGATGAAAGTGTTACAAAAAACCATCAAAAATGGGTTTTAAAAGATCAAGAAGGTCTACAACAAGATTTAGATCACATTCAAGATCAAATTACTATCTTAGAAAATTACTTAGACCCTTACATTCCGGAGGATTCCAATGCCAAAGAATGATTTAACACCAGAACAGATCGACGATCTCAAAGACTTATTAGTTGAAAGGATGGTCGATAATATGTCAACTAAAGATTTAGTTGTCTATGTCACTGATGATCTTACAGAATATTATAAAGTTTTATCAGACAAAGAATTTCTGCGTCAAGCAGAAGATTATTGGGATGAATCTTATCCTGAAATCGTTGAAGAAATTAAAGAAATCTAGTAAACTATTTACACCCTTTGTACACAAATGACTACTACTATGATCTTCTTAAATGAAGGTCAAAAGATGATCTATGGTCGTAAGAGAATCATGGATACCTTCTACAAAACTCATCCTCTTGGTAAAGATATCCTTGAGGATGAGATCGGAGAGATCACCTTCGATGATGACTACGTTCTATTGAATGTAGAGAACAGACTTCTACGTATCAAAAAATCAGAAGTAATTAAAAACTTCTGGGAACATAGAACTCGCACTCCAAGTTATTTTGATTACAGAATCTGGAGATCAAGACCACAAGAAGGTGGTAAATATATAGGAGTTCCTGTAGCTGCTATTGATCACAATGCTCAGGTAAATAAAATACTTGGTTCAGATATCAAAGTATCTACAGATAAGGATGGTACCAAACGTATTTACTTTGTTACTCCTGTAGACAAAGCTTGCACCTGTGGTTCATTCAATCAGATGAAAGAACACGAAAAAGAATTAGCTGCAGAGTTTAGTAAGCACTGTCCTGAGATTGATTTCAAGCCTGTGTGTAAACACATTAGATGGTATGAAAATCAATTATTATTACTAGCTGACATACAGTTAGTTAATAACAGATACCCTACCAATCATCCTCGTTGCTGTGTATATCAATATGATCACAGAAGGAGAAAAATTCTGTACAAGATCACTAATAATCGCTATGATTCTAATACGGAATGGGTTCCAAAAGACAGTTGGAAAGAGAAAGATGTTTATGATCCTTCAGGTATGCCAACAGGTAATTGTTGGGATGTATTAGAAGGAGCTTTATCTCAATCTATTCCATACAAAATTCACCATTATTCTGCTTCTATGGAAGCAATAATGAACCGTTCATCTTATCCAAAATCAAGGTACTAATCATGTCCGACAAAACTTCATTCAGAGAACTATCACAATCAATCCAGCACATTGATATCCTCAGAGATATGCCAGATGTAGCTGAAGATGAAAGAGAAGAGATGCGTCAGTACATCGAAGATCTTACACATCGTAGAGCTGACAAATTAGATAACATAATCTCAATACTAAAAGATTGTGACAGACGTATAGAGGTTCTCGACAAAGAGATGCAGGAAATAAAAGAAGCAAAAGAAAAATGGAAAAAGAATCACAAGATGATTGCTGACATTATCAAGTTCTGCTTCCAGACAAATCTCATAGAATCAAAACTAAATGGTAACAAGTTCCAAGCTACTATTGCCAACAACAGTCCTAAAGTTCAAGAGGAGATGCACCTCTGGGATGATCAGGACAAAGCCAGATATGGTATCACTAAAACAACCACAGTAGTTCGTAACTCAGATGGCACTGTACTTAGTGAAAAGAAAGAAGTCACAGCAGATAAAGATAGATTAAAGATTGATCTACAACAGAAAGTACCTGGTACTCCTGTGTCTTCTCATCTGCTACCAGTTATCAGGTTGTCTTATAAACGTAGAACAAGGATAAGTTAGTTACATTTAATCTTGATTTCATGACTCCCTCTTGCACATTTGTAAGGGGGAGTTACTCTTTGGAAAATTTTCACAATGAAACTTCGTCCTAAACCAAAGTACCTCCAACTTGAACTCAACTTTAACGAAAATGCTATCTCCATTCAAAAGAAAAATCTTACAGAGAATGGGACTGAATCACGTAGCTTATCACGGAAACAAAAACTGTAATGATGATTGGCTTAATGGATATTTCCAAGCCAAAAAAGATTTAGAGATGCAACTAAATCAAATCAAAATTACTCTCGATGATTTGGATTGATTTTATTCTGGAGTCTTGTTAGTTTAATGATGATAGACATTGAACTTTCATGTCCAAAGATAAAAAGTTAAAGTATAAAGGTAAACCTTCCGAGATATTAGATCCTATCGAGTTCGAAGGAATCACCATTAAGATCCTCAAGCATGGTAACACTGGTCAAATACTATTTCGTTATCCACGAAAGGAGGATGGTGAACCGTGCTGGACCACTGATATAGACAGAGCAAAATCTTCTATTCTTTATTTGAAACAAAATAGAAGAATCATTTTAGAATCGTACACGTAACCAAATTATTATCAGTGAAAACAGAACTCAGTAACACATTAATGGATGATTTAGCTTGGAGTATATATGAATATCTCCTTGATGAATCTACTGACTTCCAGGGTGAACATATTGTGCTATTACCAATCACAGTTATCGCCAGAAAGTTTGATCGTAATCATCGGACAATAAGCAGACGGTTATCTGCTTTACGAGATGAAGGACTTATAAAGACTATTATAAAAAAAGATTATGTTGCTCTGTATCACATCAACGACCAAGAGGAAAATGCCTGAACCAACCGAAAGAAACTACGAACAAGACATAGCCTATATACTTTCATCATTCACTGATGGTGGTAAATCTTTAAGATCATTCTTTAATCATCCACAAGAATTAGGAGTCTGCATATTAACTGCAGGACTATTATCAAATTCAAAACTCATGCTCTCTCCTGACGATGCAATCAATACCAGCTTTGAACTTTATACAAAGATTCAACAGAAGATTGGTCAGTATCAGAACATGTCTTTTGCATCTAACGTAGAAGATTGCTTCAGGCATCCAGAAGTTGAAGGTGACTAAGACCTTGCCATAATTCAGTTCCTAGTTACTATCTGGGCAATTGCAATATTAATTTGACTGTAATTACTATTGATGCGGAAGTTTTAGAGAAAGAAATATTAGAATCAAAAGTTTGTACAGCTTACTCTACTAAGAACGACAGTTCTCAGTACGTGGATTACAAATCACAAGGTGATACTAGGTTAACAATAAATGGATCTCGACATTACAAAACACCTTTTGGTTCTTTACCTTCTGTAACAACAATACTTGGAGCTACCCAGGGCAGTAAAGCAGCATTAGAAAGATGGAATAAAAAGAATCCAGGTAAAAAAGAACAGGCAGCTAGAAGAGGTACTGCTGTTCATGCCAGGATGGAACATTATCTTTTAGGTGAAAAAGATTTTAATCATGAAGAAAATGAAGATCCAGAATTTATAAAAGATACAATCGAACCATTTTGGAATGGTCTTCCTGAAAAATTAGATAAGTTTGACAAAGTAATCTGGGCAGAAAATCCTGCTAACAATGACTTCCAATGGTGTATTGGTGGTGATGATATCAGTAGAGTATGGTCACCTGGTAATCATGAAACAGAAGTAAGAGGTTGGGCAGGTGCTCCAGATATCATTGCAACCTATCAAGGTAAGGTAGTACTTGGTGATTTAAAAACTTCCAATGGACTTTACTTTGGTAAATGGCCGGGTCCTGATACACCGAGAGAAGAATATGGAATGCGTCGTGCAGGCTTTATCAAATATCAAAAGTGTTGCATGCAGTTAGCTGCATACGATATAGCTGTTCAACATACCATAGGAATCAAACCTGATATTCATATGATTATCGTTGCAACTGTAGAAAGACCACAGGTATTTGCTATTCAAGGTAGAACAATACAGAAGTATAAAGAGAAATGGATGAAGTGTGTTGATAAGTATTATGAGGAATTCCACAATATTCCCGAAATCGAAATGGAGGTAGTGGATCTCGATAAGCTCAAAGGATAAATCTATATGCATTACATTATTTTTATCACACATTGACTGGCAAATTTGTTAAAGGGCGATAGTCTTACGTGGTCAAACAAATAAATCACCTTGAGTATTAAATAGTGTCAACAGCAACACCCGATCCTGATAAGAGTTTAAAACCCGGAGAAGTTAATCCGGATCACATTCCTCATGATTGGCCACTGACTCCTCTTCAAGGTAAAAAAGCATACATTCCTGGCTGGACAAAGAATCCTTTCACACTTGCAGAAATAAAGAAAGAATTAAAGTCTGGTAAAGCTACAGGTGTAGGTTTACTTTGTGGTCAATTTTGTAATGAATATGGTCTCATCTTTGTAGACATTGATGGGCAGGAAGCAATACCAGCTATTGAAGAACTTGGTGGTGGTCCTTTAGATACAATTTTTCCTCCAACATTAACAGTCAGTAGTGGTAAAGAAGGAAAGTTAAGAATGCTTTTCCGTGTACCAGTTGCTCGTATTAATGAGATTCCAAACAAAGCAACTATAAAACTTGATAAGAATCCTTGGGAAATTCTATGGAGATCAAGACAAGGTGCTTTGATGGGTGCTCATCCTGACACTGACGGTTATAGAACTCTACCAAATAAAGGTTTTGAATATGCAAGTAAACTTCCTGATTTACCTGAGTGGTTATATAGTGCAATAAAAAATGCCTACCCCTCATCCAAGTATCGTCGTCGTTCAAATAATCCAACTCCCTTCATCGGTCAACATATAGAACTAAATTATGACGAGGATAGTCAGTACACTCAGGAACAATTAATCACAGAAGCTACAGGATATCTACAACATTTAAGTAAGTCCAGGTGTGATGACTATGAAGAATGGCTTGCTGTTGGTATGTCTCTCCATCAGATAGCTGAAGAATTATTATCTGAATGGGTAAAATGGTCAGCTCAATCCAACTCTTTCCAACAGGGAACATGCGAAGAGAAGTGGTCAAGTTTTGAACGCATGCCCGGTGGTCCTAATCCTCCAGAAGGAAGAGGAATGAAGACTCTCAGAGCTATGGCTAAGGAGGATGGATGGGTTGATTTAGGTGGCTATACAGCTTTTACCATAGATGAACTTAGACAGAAGGTACAGCAGCAACAGACACCCGATCAGGAGATGTTAGATGGTCTTATACAGTCTCTAACAAATGATCAAGTAACAGAAGATATGCCACAAGGTCCCTTGTTCAAAGCGATCATGGATCTTCCTATGGGTCCTCCTAAAAAAGGTGGTAAAAGTAAGGATGGCAGAATAAAGAATCCACCTTCATCAGATATTGCTGATCTATTACATGAATGGTGCTTAAATGTTGGTTGGTGTTACGACCCACGCTTCGATACTTTCATGTTCTATATACCAAATAGAGGTTTCTGGAGACGTGAAGAATATAGAAAAGAATTTGCTCATATAATTCAAGATGAATTAACCTGCAATCGTTCCTATACACCAGCTGGTTTCAGTTCTAATTTAGTAAATGATGTAGTAGAACTATTAAAACAAAAGATATGTCGTACACATTGGAATGACAGTACAGATAAAATTGTATTTACCAACGGTGTTTTAGAAGTATCTACAGGTGAATTTACTGAACATAATAAAGAAGACTACATTACATGGGGTCTTGATTTTAATTATGATCCAACAATCAATCCCGGTCCTATAACCAAATGGATATTCCGTACACAATATGAAGATGAAGCCAGAGTTCAGGTACTGAGAGCATGGTTACGTGCATGTCTCGTAGGTCATGGTCATGAACTTCAAAGATTCTTAGAGATAATCGGACCAGGTGGTAGAGGTAAATCCACCTTTGCAAACTTATGTTGTGCTTTAGTTGGTGCAGGTAACTATGCCAGTACTACTCTTAATCAATTAGAGCAATCAAGATTCGAATTATCTTCTATAAAAGGTAAGAGAATGACTCTCATCAATGACTCAGAAAGATATGGTGGATCTGCTCAGGTATTTAAAGCATTAACTGGTGGAGATAATCTTCGTTATGAAGAGAAGATGAAGAACATCGGAGAGCCTTTTGTCTATATGGGAATGGTTATGGTGGCAGCTAATGAACCCATACAAACAACAGACAACACCAGTGGCTTGATACGTCGTCGTTTGACCGTAGAGTTCAATAGAAAGCTATATGATAAGAGTTCTGAAGCCAAAGATATGATCAAGATAGAAAAAGGTCGTGTGGTTGGTGAATGGAAAAACTATTTACCTGGACTAATCAATTGGGTTCTTGAAATGGATGAGAAAGAAATGCGTCGTTATCTATTAGATACCTACGAAGCAGCTCCAAGTCTCAAGAAAGTAAGAAATACTATCATGCTTACCAGTAATAACCTCATTGAATGGTTACAATCAGAGATTGTTGCTGATAATGACAATGTAGTACCAGTTGGTAAGAAGATTCCTAACACTGATAAGGATATGACTGAGAGATATTTCAACAGCAACTTCCATTTATATCCCAGTTACTGTGAATATTGTGATTCAACAGGGTCAAAAGCTGTAGGACAGAAGAGATTCATCTCATTACTACTAGATTGCTGCAAAAGTCAGTTAGATATGCCAAGTATCATTACTTTTACTAAAAAAGGTATGCCTTTATTCAAAGGACTAGCTATAAGAAAATCTGATTCTAAGTATCTTCACCACGATACTATACTTCCAGAGTCAGATCCCAATGTCTAATCTAGTAAAAAATGATAATTTAGATGATGATGGTAACTGGGTAGTAAATTTCAGGATAAGTATTGAAGATGTGAGAATTTTATATAAATATGCTGATTTTTATGACAAACATGCTAAAAATCTTGGTGTAATTCTGCCTGAAGATGAGGTAAAAAATAATGAATGTATGAAGAGTCTCCTATATGCAATGATTTTAGACTATAAATTTTCTCAGGAATAAAAAAAGTAGCCAAGTGGAGAAATACACTCAGCTACTTTTTAGACACCAGGTATAGAAGCTGTCAAAACTTATAAGGCATGAGCTTTACGGGTGTAAGCCTAGCCAAGGATTAACAGCGTTGTTCAACCCTTACGTAATTAATGTAGCAGCTGATTCAATATATGCAATAAAGTTTATTTATGCTGACAATAAAGAATATTAATAAGTATTTATTACTAGTTGTAGGTATTAATGACTTTAAAATATTAAGGAAACCTAAACTCATCCTTTTAATGACACAAGTTACAGAAAGTGGGGGTCGTCAAAACATTTATAGTATTGAACCCAGACCACAAGTTGATCCTAATTATGTAGGCTATCCAGAGGATGCCGAGAAAGTTAATGGTAGATGGGCAATGCTTGGCATTGTTGCTCTATTTGGTGCTTATGCAACAACAGGTCAAATTATTCCAGGTATATTCTAATGACAAAATCAAAAGCACTGGAAAAACAGAAGATCCTTGCAGAAAAATGGAACGGAAGACTAGCAATGGTAGGTCTTGTTGCAGCTGCAGTATCTGATTTACTTACAGGACATATGTTTTTCGGCATATTCTAATGCCTGAACTGTCATTAACGAATGACATTACACCTTTTCAAGCAATCCTATGGTGTTTTTACCCCATAGGTTTTGTTGTTCTTATAGAGTTAACATTACGTGCCATCAATGATGATGACAATGATGATGACCAAGATGGAGGTGGAGGTGTCATGTCCCCTGTCTATCAAGGAGTATGATGAATTATCTATTTTTTACTATTTTTGTAGCAGCTTACATCACCACTGGAATAGGTACTCTAGTGCTTGTATAATTTCAAGCAGAGTCACTACCCCTGAGAGGATAGTAATAAATTTTATAATTTTTTTAATCGTCGTGCTCATCCCAAGGATCAGTTAGATTCTTATTTGGTGGTCCGAATGCGGTATACAGACCATAACCTGTAATAAATAAGAGTAATGCCAAGATGATAACAACTATCTGTCCTTCCGGTGGAAGTCCAGGATAATTTCCATGTTTAATTAATGGTTGTTTCTCCCATGTACCAGGGAGAGTATACACAGAAGGTCTAGACAGAAAGAAATTTACTATCTGCATTTAATATTTATAATTACTTTTACTCTATCTCGTTCTAAAAATTCTTCAAGAATCAGGATCTACTGGATATTGTGTCATGTTAGGAGTTCCATCCTCTTTTGAACTATATAAAGTAACTAGAGCTGCTGTATCTGAACAGGCATCAATCTCTTTTTCCCTTGTATCACAAGCAGTTCTTACACTATCACGATAAGTTGTAATCGCTGTTGGTATTGCAGTAGATTTTTCAGCTTTTCTTACAACGTACCAATCGTATCTTGCTAACAAACTACCAGCAGTAGCTTTTTCCTGTGCTTTTAATATTGATTTAACACCTAATATAACCATTTGACTACCATCAGGATTTTTTAATAAATTACCCTCTGAATCCTTTGCATTCTCATCATCAAGTGCTTTTGCTGATCCATCACCATTATAAAAACGTGAATCATATGTTGGTGCATCTGCAACTTCAGTAATTCCTATAGCAGTCTTTTCTTCTGCTGTTGAAAGTCTTAACCAGTTAGCAGGATACTGAATATCATTGTGACTGAATGCCACATCAACTACTAATGGATTTCCATTTAATTTAAAAGCCATAATAATATTTTACCTTGCCCTACTGTTTTTAAATGGCGATTCCGCAAATGCTAAATAAATATACGTTGAACCACTAGTATTTGTATTAGTACGATTTACTCTATGCTTTATTCCATTAGATAAAAAATCAAGCCAATCTATTGATGTTACATCACCCTCAGTGGTATTAGCTTCTATTCTATTTTCAATTACATTGTCTGGATCTCTTTTGTTATCAAATATTTGCCAACCTTCCGTAGCAGATATTCTTTTTATCATTACCCAAGCAGGTTGAAAACCTAGGAAAATAAAAGTACCATCAGACGATCCGTTGCCTGTATATGACCCAAACTTGCTATACCCTGCTACTTCGCTAAATACGTAAGCAATGTATTTATTGTTATTTGCATTTACTTTACCATTTGTAGAATCTGTCGATCTGACTTGAATTGTATTAGCATCAACAGTTCTGAATTGATCTGAATTTGCACCTGGAACGCTAGTGTTATTTAAAGATAAATTTTTATAAACATAGGTACTATCTGTACCTACATCTTGATGCCATACTACCCATTCTCTTGCACCATATGGACTTGTGTCTCTATTTTTCAAAATAACAGCATCAGGTGCTACTCCTAATCCATGCCCCATTGTTACATTAGTATTATTAGCACCATTACCTACATAACCTACTATTGAAAAACCTGCCGTTTGAGAGACTTTGACAGTAGATTGATTATTACCATCAAAATTACTCGAACCAAGAGTTGTGTTTGTATTGATTGCACCCCCCATTCCACTGTGAGCACTACACCAATAATAGAGCTGGGGTGCGGATGCTGGTACTGTTATATGTAATCTTCTTGTAGAAGCTGCTGCAAATCCAGATGTATATTGGCTATAAGTTTTTGATACTCCATCTAAGAAATAAGTTATTCCTGATGTATATACAGTTCCATTAGCTGCGGTTCCAATACTAAACGGATGAGTAGCATTTGAAGAATCATCCATATTGAATATATAAGTACCACCTTCTGCAAGATCAAGAGTTACAGCAGATGTTCCAAAGCCATCAAATCTATATTTATTTCCAGAATCAGAAACAACTGTTACTGTATAAGTTTTGCCATCTGTTTCCCCTGCATCCCAGTTCCAACCGACATAAGTATGCCCACTTTCATTTGTTTCACCAGCATCTACTACAGTAAAACCATTTGATAGGAATGCATTTATAGCACCAGAACTTGAAGTCTCAACACCAGTTGTATTAGGTCTTAAAGATAGTCCAGCACCCCTAACAGCATCAGCCGTATTATGATTTTCACTACTATTACGTTTTTTAATCCAAACCCAATCAGGCTGAAATTCAAGACCTGTTATGTTTTGTGAACTGCCTGTACCTGTATAAAGCAAAGTATCAAAATGTTTATTAGGTAGCAGTATTGTTGGGTCGGGTAGGTTTGCAGAACTAAGTACTTTATATCCTGTTGGTGGGGTATAAGTTAATGGTTGTTGTCCAAAATTAGCATACAAACCATAACTACTATTGGCATTATATCCATGTACAGCAATCACATGATCTCCATTATTGTCAGTTAATAAGTCAGTTGCTATTGCACCTGTTTTTGAAGAACCCGAAGTTGGATCACCAGAATTTTGCCAAGTGTTTGCTCTTGCAAAATAAACAGCACCATTATCCATATCAACTGCTACAGCAACTATAATATTTGCATCATTTGTCCACGCTGTAGCATCAGAGGTACTCCCCCTTGTTCTATTACCTAGCTCACCGTTAGAAACATATTCAACATTATCAGCTAATCCTAAATATCCAGCATAATTAGTCATTGCTGTATTAGCTCTTGTTACTGATATTGATTGAAGAGCACCATTATTATATTTAGAAAATTCAGCATACCATTTACCACTTTTAGGTAAAAGAAATGTAGATGCTGCGAAATTATCTCCACCTCTCATTAACAAATTCCCTTCACCAAACGTGGTGTTTACAGGGTTATATAAAGGATTTAAGGTAGGAAAATTATTTGTAGGAGTGTCAGGTACAGAGTCATTACCAACACCAGTACCTACTTCAAAATTATTTGGTGTAAAGTTGTTGCCGTTACCACTTGAATCCTTGCCAAGTGTTGTTGCAGTCGTTCCAGAATTGTCTGAAAAATTCAAATAAAATCCATTTGTTCCGTATGTAATATTTACTTTTTTCGGAACCCATTGACCAGTTATTGCATCAGTTTCTGCAAAATCACTGGCTTGGTATTTATTACCATCTGAAAAATGCACTTCTGCAAAATAGATATTTGAATGGTCACTACCCCAATCACCATCCCTTCCAAGAAACATTTTTATTCCAGATTGGTTCATTCCATAGGCAAAATCAGGTGGATTTAAACCAGAATTTAAAGATTCCTCAACACCATTTATCCAAATTCTTTGACTTGTATTAGCTGCATCAACTTGCCAAACAATGTGCATCCACGCACCAACATCCCTATACAGCCGACCATTTACATCACCATATGGGTTTGAACCACTTGTATCAAAATAAGTATTGATTTTGTCATTATTTATATAAATTGCAGCAATACCATCATTACCTGAAACATTATTACTACTGAAAAGGTAAGTTGTTCCTCCAGTATCATGCAATAAAGTTCTTTTAAACCATGCACTCCATGTCCAAACTTTTTGATTTCCTGTACTAGATGGTGTCCTCTCTAAGTACGCTGAATCAGATTTATTAAACCTTAAACTACGTTCTACTTCATATCCTGTAGAAGCTCCTGAAGCTCCAACTCTTATTGCATCATAAAAAGACATTTACTTAACATCCAATGAAACTGCACAATGAATTACGTTAGAGGATTTAATAATGTAATCAATCCGATCTGTAGCGGATGCAGTTGTCGTTAATGTAGGTGCTGTTCCACCTACAAATTTAAAAGCTGAGTTGAATGCTGCTGTTCTAGATCCTGAACCATCCTGTGTAATAAATATTGAACCTGCCTGACCTACTACCTGATTACTTGGTGCTGCAAATGTTCTGTTACCACCAAGTGTTACTGAATGGTGACAGGCTGTAGCCATGTCAATTGTTATTGTTGCTCCATCTGATAATGCTGTAATGTTTGCTGCAGCTCCTCCTGTGAGTGAGATGCCTCCAGCTGCTGTTTCTATTTTCTTTACATTATTGTGATATAGCTCTACTGTTCCATCTTGAGTAGCTGTAATCATTATTTCATTATTAGCTGCATTATTTACATTCAATTTGCTAGTAGCTAAAACCAAACCCCCAGTGCCAGAGTCTTCTATAATTGAATTCGATGCGTCATGATAGATACTTAAATCATTTCCAGTTCCGAATCTAATCTTTTCATTATCTGCTAGATCTATTGGCTTGGCTAACTTAGCTGCAGTCACTGCATCGTCGGCTAATTTAGCTGTTGTGACTGATCCGTCAGCTGGTGTAACAACAGATGAATCTATACTTTGTCCTAGAACAACTGCGAAGAAACTTAATCCACTGGCTGGGGCTGTAGTGAATGTAATAGTGCTTCCAGCTATCGTAAAGTCTTGATTTGGATTCTGTACTACACCTCCGAGACTGACTACTATATCATTAGCAGTTCCAGGAGATACATTTGATCCACTTACCTGAAGAGTGAATGCAGTTGTACTACCATTAAATCCACTAGAGATATCATCTACTTCCCTATTACGTCCAAGTTTAGGCTGCGGTCCTACATATGGCATTATTCTTTAAAGATATCTTTTATATAAGTATTTTAAATTGACTAATCTCTTCAATAACTAATAAGTCTATGGTTCAAATTCCAAAATTATAAGTGATGATGCACATCTACTTTGATAATCAGCATTAGTATCACCTTGAGATCTATTTAAATAAACATTTTGTGTTGCATTATCTTTTGCTCCTAGCTTAACTCCATAAGTTGTTGCACTTGTTGCTGGATTACTATTTATAAAATTAAAACTCATATTGGACATTTGACCTGATGAATTTATAAATGCTTCAGTTGTAGATCTAGTTCTACTACTAGCAGTATCTCCCGTAACGGAATTAACAGTAGAACCACCTATATCAAATCTCATTCGTACTGACTGACCATGTTGATAACCAATTGTTAAATTTGTCATTATAAGTAATTTATTACTCGTACTCGCTGCTGTATAACTAAGCTCTATACAATTAGCACTAAATGCACCTTGTCCTACAGATGCAGAAAATGTATCTGTTTTAACTACTGATCCATATCCTACAAGTTTACCTCCGCCTGCTGCTGCAAACGCTCCATCTCCTCTTAAAAATGTAGAGCTTGAGGCTGTGCCACTAGTTGATAATTTGGCAATTGTAATAGCTGAGTCTGCTACAGAAGCCGTTACAACTGCATTACTTGCTAACTTAGCTGCAGTCACTGCATCGTCGGCAAGGTCAGCTGTTAAAATACTTCCATCTACTGCATCTACTAATTGAGCTTTAGTTTGTGACATCTACTATTTCTCTTTTTATATAGTTATTTTAAATTGACTAAACTCTAAGCAATAAATCCTTGTAGCATCTTCTTTGCTTTAGCTAATGGAATATCTTTATCCTCTGGTCTAAGTTCTTTTATCTCTTTACCACTTGGATCTACTGGTCCCTTATGTTCTTTAGGATCATGTGAACCTGGATCTGTATATCTTGGTATGCCATCAAACTCAAAACTAGGAGAATGACTGCCATGTGCTACTAATGGTCCTCCTAATTGCTGAGAATATCCCATTCTATTTGTAAATTCTGGTACATTGTCTCCTTTCTGGGAATACATCTTACTCCCTTTTACATATTGCTGTAAGAACCCTATTGGTTGATTACCCATTACTGCTGGAAAGTCGTTGTCTCCCATTTTAATTCACCCTCATTTGAAATAACTTCTATCTCTTGGTAGTTCGAATTGCTTTATACCCTCTAAAAAAGCATCTACTTTAAGTTTTACTGGCATTGGCTCATCTGGTTCATCTGGCTCCAATGGTCCACTGTAGGGAACAACTGGTGGCATAGATGGTCTATATCTGGACATCTTTATTTACCAATGTATTTCATTAAAAAAGATCTACCTGGCTCTTGTGAAGCTGCATTCATGGGATTTGTTTTCTCTGCTGCTTTCTCATTGGCTTCAAAGTATGGACTGCTTACCATGTTTGCCTGATTCATGGTCGCATCCTGTCTTAATTTAGGTGCAGCCATAAGATCACCTGGGTCAAAACCTCCCATGTTAGGTATACCTTGAGCCATATTCTCTCTAAATTCCATAGCAGCTCTGGTTCTTTCAGCAACTCGCTGACGTTCCCTTTCTTTAGCTATTTCTTCTAACGGATTTATTCCAGGTTGGAGAGACATTTCTGTACTATTTTTCTTCTAAATACTTGTCTATATCTTATCAGCAACAAATTTGTAGGTTCAGGGAGAAGACAACTTGTTTTTTATAGTACAACCCCTTATACTTTGTGTAGAGGCAACTGTGTGTTCTCCCTTAAACAGCACCCTGAAGTAGAAATTATGGGTTAAGGGAGCTGCGTCAGGGAGAAGCCGTAGTTAGTTCTAAGAGAATATATAGAGGTATATATTATTTAATACTAGTTGCGTTCTCCCTCATCCCACACATAAAATAGAGGTACTCTTCAAAAAATTTTTATGGAGCAACATATAGACCAGGTTCGAAAGATATTCAAAAAGAGTGGCTTCAATGATAAAGACATATACAGACTGGCTTCTGTATTGAGCAGACTGGAAGCGGAAGTAGGTTCTTCCAAGTGCTGGAATGTAGGAGATGTACAAGTTCTTGATAAAGCTTTTACAACTTCTCATGCTTATCATCCCTGCTACAAAGGTAAAAATGTTAACCCCTTAGTGTTAGCAATCTATAACATCTTTCCTGATGAAGAAAATGGTGAGGTCATGCTGATAAGAAAATCTATCTGCAAAAATTATCATTGTATGAATCCAAGACATCTCTTTTATGGAGATCATATTGATCTAAAAATAGAGAAATGGAAGAGGAAAGGGGTTAATATTGATAAAAATAAGTACACACAAGTCTTATGGATGTACAAAAATAACTCTAAATCTATGTCATATAGGAAAATAGCAAACGAGTTTGACCTTAATTACAACGTGGTACGTTCTATCTGTAACTATGAAAGAAATTGATTCCAATCTTCCTAACGAGATTCTTAAATCTGTTAGAGATATAGAAATAGAAAAGTTTATTGAGGAGGAGGGAGATGCCTTACGATCTCAACTCTGTCTCTGGCATATAGAAAACAAGAAAGGACATCATGGTAACTTCGGTTCTGCCTATCAATGTATGGATTGTATGAAAGAGATAGAAAAAGGTAGATGTGAAGTAGATATAGAGAACTTTGACATTGATATGTTCTATTACTTTCGTAGCTTCTGGCAGAAAGTTGATATCAAAGGAGAAGATGAATGCTGGCCTTGGCTTGGAGCTATTCGTAAAGACAAATACCAGACTGTTGCCTATATAAATAGTCCTTTTCATAAGGCAAAAACTCACTCAGCAGCTCGTGTAGCCTTCTGGTTATCCCGTGGGTACACAGGAACATTAAGGATTACTCATAAAGAAGGATGTGACTACACTTGTTGCAACCCCTTGCATTTACGAATTATGGGGGTAAAGTTAGAAAACCCTAAGAAGATAGGGGAAATCAACTTACAACTTAGAAAAGGAAAAACTATTTATGACCACGCAAGAAACAATCGAGAAAAAAATAGTCTCTAAACATTCTGATGTAGTTCCATCTTCCTGGCATATAATTCCTTACCCCAGTTGGTATGGGTATGTGTCTGTAGATGGAGAGATGACATTTACAAAAACCTATAAGAGTAAAAAAAGAGCTATCACTGCTCTTCAAAAACTAAAAGAAAAACTTGATTATGACTCAATAAAGACTATGCAGTGTGAAGGTTGTTATCCTGAACGTGCTAAAATTATGGAAGAATTATATATAAAAGATGGTAGAAAATCCAAAGATCATCCGATGTATGGATTCTTTACTGGATTAAAAGAAGAGGATGTCTAGATTTTTATCAACAATTCCTACCAATCATGGATTTGTAAATCTTGGATTAGTTGAAACTTATCCAACAGGAGGTAGTGGACCAGTTGCATTTGGTCCTACCTCTTATTTTGGATCTGATCCTAGACCACCTGAGCTAGGTGATAACCTTAATAATCCGATTGACATAGGTAATTTTGATCCTTTATTCAGTTCTCAAACCATAGCAGGAACTCATGGAGGATTAACTCGTAGACAATCAACATTCTACAAATTCACTTTGAATGTACCAAGATCAATTCAGGTTACACAGAATTTCAGCACCACTGCATATACAAGACAGACAAACAGAAATACATTAATAGCTTTTTACAAAATAGAAGAAGCAAATTTTAGAAAAGAATTACCTGTTAATGATGATGGTTACTTAATTAACGAAGCTAGTGTTGATGTAGAAGAATATGATTTACTGCAGAGAGATTATCCAACACAACTACTACTGCCAGGTGATTATCTATTTGTAATAACAAACGATATCAGATATCAGGATACTGAATTCTCTATAACTTTATCTGGATTCTCAATTGATTGGCGATTTATAAACGAACCAGCAGGAGAACAAGCTAATTTTGGAGCAGTAACAGCAGAAGTTTTATCAACAATTGATTTTGGATCAATAGTGACTACATAGAATTGTACTGTTAGTCTTAAAATATATACAATTTTTCTATGAAAGTCATTACTCTTGGTCAGCTTGAGAGAGATTTAGACAGAATTTTAGATGATGTTACCGATGAAAATGAACATTACTGTGTGAAAACACCAGTGATTAGTGACTTAAAAGAAAAAGGTGGACTGGTATGGGAAGACAAAGCTGTAATGATCTTACCTATAGAAGATTATGATCTACTAAAAGAAACTTACGATATGTGGCTTGCTACTTGTAAAGAAGAAATTATGGCTTAACTGAAGTCTTAGGTTGAGAAGCTTTATATGCATCTTGTTCAGCTTGTAAATATGACTTCTGACGTGCAGCCATATCTGCTGCTCCAAAACCTGCAGATGCTAAATCTTGTTTCTTCTTAACTCTTTCTGCTTTTAGATCATCTACATAATCACTAGCACGTTTAAAATCTTCTTCAGGCACAACTGACTGATAGATTACCGGAGCTGTAGGTGTAGGTCTATAAGTTACTGGAGCAGAGGGACGTGAACCCATTTACTTTTCAAATATTATTTCTATAGTAATTTTATCAGCTAAATACTCATAACCTTTAGTAAATCCAAAAATTGTACTAGGCACAATAATAATTAGAAGTAAAAATTCAGCCCAGGTAATTCCTCTTTTCATGAAATTTATTCACCTATATAGCTGACTCTAACAAAAATATAAAACTTTGCTACTGGTGAGATAAATATAATCACGCTAGTCTTTGGCCATAAGTAAGCACTGCATGGATTTTATTGATTGGATGCTGACGGAAGGTAAGGATAATCCTATAAAATTAGAGCCGGTTAGAAAATACAAAAGCTACAGGTTCAGGGATTTAGATATATCAAAAGTCACTATCAAGAATTATCAGAAGTTATTAGTAGACTCATTAGCTGAACAAGTTGAGATGTTCATACCACCATCAGGTAGTTTTGATAATCCATCTCTCAGACGTTATCTAACTATGGTAGAAAAGCATGAGACTTCAACCAATGACATGGTTCTTGGTTTATCTTTAGCTGATCAGATAAGGATAGCTTTTAGTGATATGCAACCAGCTACCATATGTGACCGCTTTCCTGACATTGATCTCAACTCCAAACGACGTTATCGTTGTGTAGCAGAGTATCTGCTACGTCAAGAGGAACTGATTAAGGTCAGGGATAGAGAGGGTAAATTAGTAAAGAAGATAGGAAATGCAGGTAAACCTGTTGTTCTCTATCGAGGTTTACCTAAACTACATCAGACTTTAAAAAATTCTGACTTACTCAAATACATTAGACATGACAGATCGAAGACAGCAACTGATAAAGAAACTACTGAAAGCAAATCCAAGTGAAAACGAGGAAAAGATGGCAACTCTCATAATTGAGAGAATCCTTGCAGATATGGCAGACTTCTATGAAAAGTTCTTTGCTACAACAGGACCTGGAGTAATAGTTTATGCTCCTGATAATAAGGAAAATAGTATGTATTATATGAACACAAAGGAGTTAATAACAGGCTTAGAAGACTTATCTAGCCGAGGTATAGATGGTGCTGCAGATGTAATGCGAAAAGCAATTGCCAAAGCTGAATCGATAGATCCAGAAAGAGAAGCTTTATTTATTATCGAAGATAAAAAAGGATTAAAGCTATTTCATTTCAAGAGAGAAGAAATGATTAAGCTGGATAAAGATTAGTTCTTTCTGTCAGTTCCGTATATAAATTGATTTAAAAATTTCTTTGTATCTTTCTGTCTTTGAGAGTCACCTCTTTTATCAAAGTCTGTAGCTCCCATAGTTACATTATCTATAAAACCACCAACTACACCAGCTGCACCTCTTTCCTTAGCTGTTTGCATATTCACAGGTGCTCCATACGAATAATCCATCATATTCTGAGCTACGTTCTTAGGTTTATATTGATCAGGTAAAAATTGATTAGCTAATCCAGGTACTAACATTTCTCTCTTGTTTAAATATTGTTTATATTATAACTTGACTGTATGAAGAAGAGTTATGAAACCTTTCGTAGGAACTTCGAGAATGCAAAAAGAATATGGAACCTAGAAGAGGACTGGATAACTCCTGTCGAATATTTACCTTACATTGATGCTTTACTTGGAGATATAGATCTAGATCCCTGTAGCACAGAGAAAGCAAATAAAGATTTTATACATGCTAAAAATTTTTATACCAAGAAAGAAGATGGTTTAAATACAGAGATAGCATGGACTGGTAAGGTATATTGTTTCCCTCCCACCTACGGACGCTGCTCATACAGCAAGAAACGAGGCTCATGGCGGTGGAGTCTGCGTGGGGGTGCAGGAGCCATGAGTCCTTCTATCGCCTGGTTCAGACGCTTAGAGAAGGAGTGGAAGCTACGTAACATCTATGAAGCCTTATTCTTCTCCTGTAATCATGAAATGATGCGAGCATATCCTGACATGTGGGATTATCCAATTTGTATTCCTACCAATAGAGCAAATCTGATAAAAGGTAATGATTACTATAGATTTGATAATCCTTTTACATGGGGGTTCTTTATCTATCTGCCACCTCCCAGTCTGTCGGTAGAACCTGCAGAAAGATTCAGAGATATATTTTCAAATATTGGAAAGATAATTAACTGAGTTTCATCATCATCTTATCTTGCAACTCATGCACATGGTCTATAGCTTCTGCATAGCCAGTGCAAAATTTACAGTTACCTAAGAAGCAGGCAAGATAGCGATCAAAAGAATGCTTACCACCTGGAATTGAATACTTGTGGACTGTTCCACCATGTTCAGTTGAAGATATTAGTTCTGGTAAAGGCATAATTAAGATTGAGATGCTCTAAATGCGTTTTTAAATGTAGTCCTAGAATCGGTATTACTTAACTGAGATCCTAAGCCAAGTGCTCCTATTGAAACAGTTCCTCCCTGAGCAGGCAAGATAAATTTATCATCACTTCTTCTAGAGTCACCTACAAAATCAGTACCAAGTCTTTTGTCTCTTGCTATAAATTCTTGAAGAAATTGTTTACCAGATTCATTATCAGCAACACCTTTTGCTTCCCTATATCTATTATCTACGTCGTAGAGTTGTGAGAGTTTTTGAGCCATGATAGTATTTTACTAAAACCAACTGCAAATGAGTTCTGGTAATGTGAATCTTTTAGTTCCTGATGATGAGAGAGGTCGGACGGAATCTCTAATCGCTGCGATTTGTAACGATATTCGAGATCTTCTATTAGCAAAGAATCGTGCTTATGGGAATTCTGCATTAAAACCTATTAGAATATTTAGTAAAGCTGATGCCAGAGAACAACTTCTAGTCAGAATTGACGATAAGTTGAATAGGATTAAGCAAGGGAATGATAGTTTAGAAAGTGATGAGGATGTGATCACAGACTTAATCGGATATTTAGTATTACTTAAAGTTTGGCAACATGAGAATGGAGGATCTGGACCTTGATTATGATGAGTTTATGAAAGGTTACCCTGTTGAATTAGAATTAATGGATCTTTTAGATTGGATAAAAAACTCTAAATGTTTTTCGGAGATCCCAAACCTCCGGGTTCTTGATTCCAGTAACGGAAAAATCGACGTAAGACTTCCCCTGAAGGATCAAGTTCTTGAATCTTTTTTTCTAGATAATTAATACCTTTGATTTGGTTTACGTTACCATTATATGTTTCATGTATGTTTAGTAAACAATATTTTAATTTACATTTATGAGGTAGGAAGGTAGGTACTTCTTTGTCTGGTGCCATGAATAAATTAAGTTCAGATCTACGTTGATCAATTACTAAATCAGACTTATTTAACCAGGCTTTATTAATAAAAGGAGACCACTCTCTAATCAATTTTTTCTTGTGACAGCCTGAGTTAATAAGTTCTAACAGCTGAGAATTTTTAAACGGAACAAATCCATTACTAAATGCATAACTAATAACAGCTGCTTTCTTTTTTGGGTTCAATGGCCAGAATATTATCTTAGAAAGTTTATGAGATAACGTCTGTAAATCTATATTTAACTGTTCATCAACTTCTTTTTCAGTAGCACGAGTTCTATGTGTAACAACCTTCCCATGCATCTCCATACTTCCATATCCTATTCTCCATATTGATTCTCCGTAGTCCTTATAAGAAGCAAAACGACCAGAACCCATGAGAGTTCTGGCCCGATTGTAGTGTTTTATTAATCTTAAAGAGTCTTTATTTAGATAAGAGGTATCTAATTTAAGGGACATCTACAGTGCCACCAAAGGACACTTCAGAATAACCATCTGTCTTCAGAATGACAAGGTAATTTTTAGCAGCATTAGTAACTGTCATGGCAACAGCACCTTTTCCTTTACCACTCTGTTCTATATCACTGAATCCTGTGTAGCCAGTTGGAGCAGATGATGCTGCATATTCATCTTCTTGAAAGATCTCTACTGATTTAATACCAATACTTCTATCAAGCTTTACAATTATGTCTCCTGTTGACCCAGGATTAACTTGAAATCCACGGATGTTTTCACTGCGATCACAGGCATCTGTTGATCCTTTGTAGGTTATCTCAGAACCCTCATGTTCAAGAGTGTCTAGAGTACCTGAAAATGTACGAGTAGCCATATTTATTCTGGGACTTGATTAGCGTTTAAGAAAGTAAGAGTAATCTCAGCATCGATGCCATGTTCTTTCATAATATTTATAAAAGTCTGGCGTTCTACTGCTTTATTATATAGCATTTCAACAAAAGCCTCCTCCAACTCCTCTCGATCAAATTCTTTAATCGCTATGGCAGTTGCATGGATAGCAAACTGTTGATCTATATCTAGATCTAACATGATGTTTAATCATTATTCACTATCCTAACAGCAGAAACTATGGATGCCATACCTGTCAGTCTTCATAAACTTTATTTTTTCTGGAAGAAACTATATCACTCTTCTTCAATCCCTGATTTAGCATGTAAGAACTACTGGCATTTATTGAATAAAAGATGATAATAAAGGTAAAGACAAAAGGTTCCACTCGAACATCCTTGAAGTTATTAACATTCTAGACTCTATGATCACTGAAGCAGCAAGCCAGGACTTCTTAATCTCCTGTATTAGTGGGGCAAGTAAGCCTCAGATTAAAAGACAT